GAAATCACTCCTTTCCGACACTATATATCACTCTTTACGAGCCGGAAGTCAACGATATATCCGAGAATAATGTGCCGAAAACAGGCTTATATTTCTCAAGGAAAATTGTATCAATCTGACGATACTCCTCCTCGGAAATAATGCCCTCTTCGAGCATCTTTCTGGCAAGGTACATGGTTGTCTGATAGAGTTTTTCGTTGCGGAATTCTTCTTTACTCATCGCCGTCACCACCTTTGAAACGGTCGGCGATGTAGCACTCATGGCTGCAATACTTCCTGCGCTTGTCTCCGTAGATGTGAAACTCCTTACCGCAGCGTGGGCATCTAAAATCGTAGACCGCTTTACGCTTCACCTGGTCGAGATGGCTGTTCCACCATTCGTTCCTGCACTTGTCGCAGCAGAAGCGTTTTTTCTTCCGCTTGGCGATCTGCTGAATTTCCCGACCGCAATTCTCGCAGGCTGTTGTTTCCCCGGTGAGGATAACGGAAGGCACGGCTGCCATGTCCCCGTTGATATCGTTCCTGCGGCAGAAAGACTTTACTGTGTTTACCGAAATGCCAATCGTCTGGGCAATCTTGCCATAGCCGTTTCCAGCCGCACGGAGTTTTATGATTTGTGCTTTTTGATTATCGGTCATATTCTCTCGGCTCCTTCCGAGGGATAGGTCTTGTGGTATCTCCCTCACTCACTACCGAGAAATTCAACCCCCACCGTTACGGCATAAAAAAAGCGGCCTGCAGGCTCTCCAAAGAGAAACCCACAGGCCATACCTGTTCTGAAAAATCCTTTATTGTCAACGGTCGGAACACGAGGAACACGAGAAATCCTATTACATCATAAATTTTGCAAACGAAAATGGAGTATATAAAAATGTGTATTATATACGGAGAGATAGGAATTTGCTGTTCCTATGTGTTCTCGTGTTCCGACTAAATCTTTGTTGTGTAATCAAGGCTTATCCAGCCCGCACCGGATTTGAGCCGTCCCCAGCCCGCCGTGGCGCCTTTGCCGGACTTCACCTCAACAATGGTGAACACACCGATGCTGGTAAACTTGCCAGTCCTGTCATAGTCAGTCCCAGGGCCTTTACGGATGTTCAGATTAGAAATGCTGACTTTTACAAGGAACGGAACTTCGACAGTTGTTGTTTTCGATGTGTAGATGTTTACACCATTTACATCAAACACACTGTATCCCGGATTGGCGTCAGCGCATTTCTTGGCGTTATCCAAAATCTTATATGCGCCTTTCTGAGACTTGGAGTCCGCCCAGGTTTTACGAACACGGTACCAGGCGATTGCCGTCCCGGACTCTTTCACATCGTACTGCGTAAGGCTCCACCGCTCGATGATGGAGCAGAGGTTTTCCACATAGGTCAGGCTCGTGGCATAACCGCCGTCCTTGATGATCTGCACAGCTTTCTTGTAGTCGGTGCAGCCCTTCAGGCCGTCATAACGGAGTTTGTTTCCGTTCTTCGCCCCAAGGAGATATGCACTGTGGTCGGTGATGGAGTCCTCCACGCACGGATATTTACGGAAATCAGCCGTAATAGTTTCATAGCTGCCGTCAGCGTTCTGCTCCTTCGTCTGCTTGGTGTACTTACTTTTGCCGTCCCAGGTCGAGCCGCTCCAGGTATTACCTGAGAGGGAGCATTTCATGCCGAACACGTTATTGGCGTTCTGCGCCAGTTCACTCTTGCCATAGCCGGATTCGAGGATGAACTGCGCCATCGAAACCGATGCGAGGATGCCCGTTTTCTTCTGATCCGCAGTAAACAATGCCCCTACACTCTTTACAACATCCGCCTCGGAAAGCCCGGAAAAAGCAGAAGCCTGTGTTCCCTGTGCAGACCCGGAACCATCGGTACCACTGGCACCACCACCGAGAGCTGCCGTGACCTTTTCTGCCAGATCGCCCATTCTGGCATACATCCAGTTTCCGGGGCAGGACTTGTTGGCAAACCAGCGATGCACCGTCAGCACCATTTCATCGGACTTCGGCTCATAAGAGAGCGTCTTGTCCTTATCGCCAAGCCACAGGAGCTTTTTCTTGCCGTTTCGCTTACAGATGTCCACGCAAAGGGTGATCAGCTTCTGGTAGACCACATCCTTAAAGGCATACGGCTCTGTGGTGTCGGACGCGCACTCGATGGTGATGGCCCGCTGATCGTTGGCGCTGGAAGAAGAACACCAGGAGCGGTTTTTCTCTTCCACATACATACCCACACGGCCGTCCACGCCGATGCCGTAGTTGCAGCTTGCCTGTCTGGAAGTCGGCAGAAAGATATTACCGAGTGTTTCCACCGAGCATTGCCCCACCACACAGTGGGGCGTGATACGGTCGATGGAGTGCGTCCTCTGCCCGGAGTGGTTGGGGCTGAGTTTTGTGTAAGATACCAGTGAACTGTTTGTGTAAGCCATACTCATTCGTCCTCCTTTTCGTTTTCCGCTCTGTCATGGAGCTGCTCCAATACCGCCTTCAGCTTTTCCGGGATAGGCAATCCCAGATGGCCTGCATTTTCCAAAATGCTGACACCCTCATTGGAGAGATAGAAGAAGATCACTGCCGTGCGAAGTACAGAGCCTGTTCCAATGACCTGCACATCCAGGATGTGGGCGATCCCCACCAGCAGGAAGATCAGCACCTTGCGGCAGATACCCTTGAATCCCACCTGGCTGTTGAGCTTCTTGTCCGATACGGCACACATTACGCCCGTGATGTAGTCCGCTACTGCAAACACCACAAGGGCAATAAGCAGCTCGTCGTTGCCGCCAAGGAAGTAGCCAAGCCACCCTCCCACAGCGGTGAACACCATCTGGATCACATTCCAAAATTCCTTCATGTTGTTTACCTCCTCTTGGTTCTGTGTATGAAAAAAGCGGCCACCCCGCAGGATAGTCGCTGATTCCCAAAGTATATTTAAATCTGTTTCGGCAGATATTCCCATAAACGCATATCCTCCTGACCCAGGGACCACATACACATCCCCCGGAGCTCCCAGCGGTACGCCGCCTGGTTCGCCCAATAGATGAGGGAATCCACGTCCTGGTAATAGAGGATGGAAAACCCGTCCGCATCGCCCAAAAACAGCCGGGATATCCAGATGTTGATGTCCTTCGGTATGACCTTTGCCGTGTAGTTCCCGCCGCAGGAAATCTCCAGCAGGTCGGAGTGAAAGAAATCATAATCCAGGGAGATGTCCTCGCTCCGGGTGGAGGTTTCCTCCACATCGGAGGTCAGCGTGAATACCTGGAACTCCTCATCCCAGGTGCAGTTCGTGCGGGATATCCTTCCGTAGCTTTTAAAGCTGCCGTCCGGCATCTCCACATCAAACCGCTCATACGGCTCGTAGGTCCAGGCGTCCCCCAGACGCAGAAGTTCGCAGACCGTGGTGTTGTCCGAGCGGTACCCGGCGTAGCCCCCGGAAAAACCGCTGGCTGTCGCCGTGAAGCGCAGGGTGTAGGAAGAACCGGAATACACCCGCACCCGGTTCCCACGGACGCGCATCTCCACCGTGTACATGGTAGGATTGCCCCGCAGGTCCTCCGAGGAAGTCCTTGTGATCTCCTGGCTGTAGCTGCCAAGAAGCGTGGAGCCGTTGTACAGCTCCACCGCCTGGGTGTCGTAGTTTAAGCAGCAGAACAGGCTGCCGCAGAATACGCCGGCCTTTCCGCTGCCGCCGGACGGGAACGCCAGCCTTGCCCGAAGATGCAGCTCGGAAAAGCCGTCATAGTTCCAGGCAAGCTCTCCCTTTCCTTCAAGCTGGGAATAGACACGTTCCATCGAGTATTCATCCGACCGCCACACCTTCCATGAGCCGGAGCGCACTGTCCAGTAATCTGTCTCCAGCACGCCGTAATCCCGTAAATCCTCGTACCAGACGAGTGCAGAGTCAGGCTTTCTGCGGAGCATCTCCAATGTCAGCTTGAAGCCCTTATCGGGAACCGCCATGTTGCCATTTACATCCTTAAAGCTCCTGGGCGCAAGGGCAAAGGTCGCTTCTCCGGCAGAGGATTCCTCAGAGAAAGCGGAGCAGACGCGGAAGCCGTAAAACTGGACGCCTTTGACATCCACCGAAATCGTAATGGTATGCGTCCCGGCGGAAAGCGTTACGCCACCGGCAAGGGAAGTCCAGAAGGTACTCCGCCAGTACGGCCACCACAGGCGGCTTTCGGTGAAATGTTTTCTGCTGCCGTCCAGAGCCACATAGATGCCATTTTTGTCCCAGAAGGGATAGCAGAGCCGCACCGCCACATCGTAGGTTCCCGCCGTATCCACCGTAAAGCTGTAGGTCACCGAACCGTTATCGCCCAGGGTGGCGATGCCGTTTTCAATGGATACAATACCGGACGCAGAGGAATAATTACCTCCATCATGGTCAATGTATACCGTTCCGAACTCAGTCTTCTGCTCCTTGCCGTAGGCGGTCAGATATCGTCTGCGGTTGTATGTCCCCACAAGCTGGGGATATTCACGGGACACAGCGTCCGCCCCTTCCATGTAGTCGTAGACATGGGGAAAGGCATAGGGCGCCTTATCGTAATCGTCCCAATAGGCCACGATGGGGAGAAAGGGCTGCGGCGGCGCATCGTCCGTGAAATTGTAGCCGCCCGTCATCCACAGCTTGGCGGCATAGTAGGTGTTGGACGTTCCCCGGTAGGTTTTCCCCAGGTTCTCCGGCGTGTCGTAGATCTGCCAGTTCCAGCCGTAGGCAGGCATACCGAGGAACATCTTATCCGGGTTCATGACCTTCGTGGCGTAATCGTAAATGCCCTCCAGCCAGCTTCTTGGGGAAACCGGTCCCGGTGCGGAGCCTGCCCATGCCATGCCGTAGGACATGATGGACGCGGTATCGCAGTAAGCGTCTAAGTCGCCGTAAACACACCAGTTCTCGCCGCCCACCGAGCCGTTTACCGAGGTCATTCCCGGAAGGCAAATGTTCATGTGCTTTGCAGGGTCATAGGCTTTCACCGTATTGTAGATGTTGCAGAACATCGCCGTGGACTCCGTATGGGTGGAATAGCCGTCCCCACGCTCCAGGTCGATGTCGATGCCGTCACACCAGGGATATTTCTCCATGATGCGGACGATCTCTGAAAGGAACCTGTCCTGCGCCCCGTCCGTGTTATCCCGCAGGGCGCGGAAGATGCTGTTTGCGCCATCGTTGGCCACGGTCAAAAGCCACTTGATATGGGGCCACCTGTTAATGTACGTGAGCATATCCGAGATCGCCACACCGCTTTCATAGATTTCTCCGGTCGCTCTTACCTTAAATGAGAACAGCCCGATCTGGCTGATGCGGTCGCCGTAATCCCGGAGGGCTTCGTACATTCTGGCGTTGCCCATGAATGTCCATACCATGATCTGTTTGCCTTTTAATGTGTCCATCCAATCACTCTCCTTCAGGGCATAGAAAAAGCACCGCCGAAGCGATGCTCTCAAAACCATATTATCAAATGTCACTTGTTCCTCTTTCCTGTGTTACCTGTCCCCCGGACTTCTTCATGATAGAAATAATCTACGATGACCGGATGGCCCTGCGGCACTCTGCCATAGGGCATTTCGTTATCCACAAAGGGACAGTCATATTTCTTCGCCATCTCTTCAGCTTTTTTCTCCAGCGATTTGAAATAGCCGAGGTTATGATGGTTGTAAATTTCATCGTACAACGGCACGAGGGAAGGATACCTTTCAGCGATATAGTCCAGGATCGTTTTCTTGAAGCCGCCCCGCAGGTTCAGGTTTTCCAGCCAGAACAGGTCGCACTGATCCTTGACACGCTCAAATATCGCTTCAAAATCAGTGATGCCAGGAAATACGGGAGAGACAAAGCAGACGGTGCGGATGCCTGCGGCATAGACCTGTTTCATGGCGGCCAGCCGCCGTTCTATACTGACAGCACTATCCATATCATTTTTGAATTCCTCGTTCAGAGTGTTGATCGACCACGATACTGTGACCTGTCCCAGCTCTTTGAGCAAATCAATATCACGCACAACAAGATCGGATTTGGTGCAAATCAGAATGTCGGCACCGCTGCCTCTGAGCTGCTGAAGCAGCTTTCTTGTATTGCCAAACTGCTCCTCCTGGGGAAGGTAGCCGTCGGTCACGGAACCGATGACGATGCGCTGTCCGGCGTACTTTTTTGGATTTTTAATCTCCGGCCAGTGCTTGATATCCAAAAAGGTGCCCCAATCCTCCGTATGCCCGGTAAAACGCTTCATGAAAGAGGCGTAGCAGTACTTACAGCCATGAGTGCAGCCTACATAGGGATTGACCGAATAGCCTCCCACTGGCAGGCTGGATTTGGTCATGATATTCTTTGTCTCAACCTCTCCGATCAGGATGCCGTTCATCTCTACTTGTGCCATGTTCTCTGCACCTCCAACACCCGGTTGAATGCTTCCGGGAACTCCTGTACCATATTTGCTTCACCAATGATGGGAACAAGATCTTCTTTCATAAAAGCAGGAATGCCCAGTGCATGGGCCTGTTCCACGAGAGAATGCGCCCATGCCGGGGCTGTCCGCACTTTTTTGCTCTGCACTCCAGTCATGGTGCCAACCACGATCCAGTCAACGCCCGTCAAATCGACCTCGCCGGGATCATCAAACAAGGGCTCAAAAGTAACGTGATAGTGCTTTGCCCGAATATTGGCCTTCAGGGCGTCGATGCGCCACAGCTCTGATCTTCTTGTGACTGTGACCCCAAACCATGCATTTTCCAAGTCTGTCTCAAGATCCAGCAGGTCAGGACGCTTTGACAAAAACAGGAATTGATGCTGCGGGTTTTCCCTAATCTTTGCAAAGACCTTCTCTCTCCACGCCGGTTCCCAGCCTGCCAAGTCGCTCATGCCGGTCAGCAGGAAATTTTGTGGACGTTCCCTTTCCATCAGCCGCAGCTTATTCGGAAAAAATTCCGGCTTGCTGAAGTCATCGATCATACGGTAACGCTTTACATTGTTCCGGGCATAGCAGTAAGAGCAGCCCACGGTACAGCCGATGACCAGATTCATGTTCTGAATATTGTCCTTAATGCAGATACTCATCAGAGAACTTCCTCCACATTTTTCAGGATGCGGTGGAGATAGTTCTCCAGCTGCTCGATTTCCTCCCTGGAAAATCCCTTGTAATAAATATTGCTGATTTCTTCGGTTACTTCATTATAATCTTGTTCCAGACCTTTGGCTTCTTCTGTAAGGAAAATGAGAATCTTTCTACGGTCTTTGTCGCCGCGATCCCGATAAATCAGATTTGCCGCCTCCATACGGTCAAGCATACTGGTCAGCGTAGTCGTGGCAAGACCGGTCTCTTTTGACAGCTCACTAATGGGAACGCCATCCTTCTGCCAGAGAATATATAGAATCCTTCCCTGGGAGCCATTAAAAGCATCGATATTTTTTTCGCTCAATATGCGTTCAAAAACACGTCCTCCGACCTGTTTGATTCGGGTTATCAAAAATCCGCCTTGTGTTTTCATATTGTCACCTCAAACTACAAGGCGGCTATCCACAGACAGCCGCCTTGTCCTTTCTCATTTCTGCTGCGCAGCCGCAAATTCAGCGTAACCTTTCCAGCCAAATACAGCATCCACATCTTCATCGCCGTAAACGCCCTTGACATCACAGAGGTGGACAACATGATCGTCCGCATCCATCGTCTGGGCAACGGTCGCATGAATGAGAAGTTTGCAGGGAACAGGAGCCTTGATATTTGTGCCCTCCACTTCCTGCATCGTCAAACCAACCTGAGCGGCCTTATCCGTATCACGTCCGGAGCAGGTGCCACAGCCAATCAAAGCGCCGGTTAATTCAACTCCGGGAATAGCGAGAACAGCTTCTTTCTTCTCAGCCAGCAGTTCCAGACTGTAAGCCCCTTTGTTCAGGGAAAACATGATCTTTCCAGGATTGGTGGACGCAAAAGCCCAAAAAGCCAGAGTCGCAAGATTGGTGCTGCCATCCGGCTTCTCTGTACAGATCAGCGTCATGGAATTGGGGGAAGTATAAGCGGGCGCATTGCCGATATTGATTTTGTTCATGGTGGAATCCTCCTTAGTTAATCTCATTTAAGATTATACTATATAGGATTATCCTTTGTCAATCCTTTTTGTGGATTTCCACTTTCTTCTCTCTAAGGTGATCTTTCATCCTGCATTTCCTGCAGCTCAAACAATACCCGTGCCGTTTTTCCCTCCGCAAGCGTCACCCTGTGCTTGGAATCCCAGGCGGCGCTGTACTGGTAGAAGCCCTCTTTTTTCTCCGGGCTGCCGTTTCTGGTGCATTCCCGTGTGGATGCCAGGAGAGCAAGGTCATCTTCCGCATTCATGGCATTGGGGAATACCGCTATCTGGCCGCCCACACCCTGCGCAAGTTTGACCGAGCCGCCCTCCATATCCGACTTGGGATAGAGATGCACATCCAGCCCTGCGGAGGTCTGCCCAAGATTAAAGAGGATGACCGTTTCCTCGCCCCGCACCACGCCGTTGAACCAGACGGGTGCCTTGACCTCGCCGTTCTCCCGGAACTTTTGGAGGAACACCTCTGTGTGGGGCGTGTATCCCGTCAGGGCAGCGCCTTCCTGCAATTGCAGGTCAGTAAAATAAATCGTGCCGGAGCAGTCCGTGATGGTAGGCTTCACGGTGACGCTTACGACACGCATATCCTGTTTCCGGTTAATGACCTCCGCCAGCCGGATAAAAGCGACCTTACCCATCCAGCGTCCACTTCATCTCACAGGGATGGCCTACCCATCCTGTGGCCACCGCCCCTGCCTGCAGGAGGATGTCCGTGATATAAAGAATCCCGGTGCAGTTGGTGATGCATACCCGCACCGTGATGGATTTGACCCTGGCAGAGTAATTCTCCGGCATGATTTTGGCGGAGGTGGATGATAAATACGCCATAGCTGCCTCCTAATACAAATCTATAAATCGGCTCTCCGTGCTGCCATCCTCATACTCAATGACCACTTCAATGCCCACCTGGGCGTCGTCGCTCAGCTTCTCCAGATTTTCCGAGCCGATCTGCGCCGACAGGGTGTAGCTGGAGCGGTTGGCGGGATAAACGGTCTGGGAGAGGCTTTTGGTCATGCCTGCCACGCCCTCCGCTTTAAAGGAAGCCGTGCCGGATGCGCCGTTTTCTCCGTCCGCTTCAAAGCCGGAGCTGACCCAATAGGCAAGCCCGTCATCGGCCCGGGAGTTTCGCAGCAGATTAAAGGGGACCATTTCCCGGATATCGTTATTGGACACCATGCTGGTGCCTTCCAGTGAATCCGCCGCATTGTCCCACTGGCTGGCAGAGCTGCCCAGGTTTTTGAGCGTAGTGGAAAGCTCCAGCACCGTGTTCCACGGCTCCTGCAGGTTATACTCCCGGCGGACGATACGGGTGGTGACCGAAAGCCCCAGCTCCTTATCCTCCACACGGACATAATCCCCAAGCTCCCAGGCTTCATGCTCGTAGCCTGTCAGCACAGATAAGTCCATCGCATTCAGCACATAGGAGATGGTGGGCTTTGCGTAATCCGCCAGCCGCATCTCAGCGTATTCCTTCATCTGGTAGGGGTTCGTGAAGGAGGAGCAGTCCAGGGTGGAGATGCGCACCTCATTTGTGTAGGTGAAGTCCTCCACATAGGCTTTTCCGCCGTTGATGTCTGCAAAGGTCATCCCTTCCGAGCCCACAGCGTAGAGCCTTGTCACAAGCTCCCTGGTATCCACTACACGCTGGATGGATTTCATGTTCTTCCTGTAAGCAAACAGCGCGCCGCTGTCCCTTCCGTTTACCGTCAGCAGATGCACCTGACGGTTCGGGCAGTCAAAAACCAGGTCGCCGCCGTGGAGGTCTGCTGTATTTCTGAGGATGGACAGGGCATTCTTTTCCGTACTGGTCCAGGTTCGCTTTGTCCGAACCGTTACCGTCCCAACGCTCCATTCAGTGCCCTCTAAGGCGTAGGCCATTGCGGTCTCCGGGTATTCCGCTTCAAAGGTGCGCTCTTCCTTGCGGACAGAGAATGTCAGGTCATAGAACTCCGCCTCCGCATACACCTCGGTCACGGCGCTGCCGTCCGTATCCCTGGTATCGGTGACCGTCCTGACCTTGTACACATCGTCCACGATCTGGATCTTCTTCTCGCTGTCGATATACCCACGCTTGCCATCCCGGTAAGGGATCTTAAAGGAAAGGGTGTCCTCGCCGTTGATCTCGCCCGTGACAATGATGTCGTAGGCATTCTCCAGCACCGCCTCCCATGCGCCGTTCCCGTCCAGCACCACCGGCCTTGCGTAGCCGATCTTCTCATAGGGCGCTTTTGGGATGTCGTAGAGCCGGATATCGATAAGCCTTGGCGTCCGTGCAGTGTCGGAAGTCGTGAGCGTTACCCGGAAACGGATATATGCCCGGTTGGGAGAGGTCAGCCGCCCGTCTGCGGGGACTGCCGCCCAATCGCTCCAATCGGTCAGATCATCACTGGTTGATGTCTCCACAAGGGAAACCGCTGTTGTGCCGGAAACATACTCGCTGGTCACGGATACACGTCCCGTGCCGGAAAGATTGCATCCTGCCGCCGCTGTGGTCAGCACGCCCTCGGACGGATACACACCGCCGGATGCCCGGAGCGTAACTGCTCCCGGCTCGGTAATGCCGTCCACGCTCCCGGAGGTATCCCCGGCGTTTGCCATCAGGGAGGAGCGGAAATAGTCCATCAAGTCCTCTGCGGTAAGCGAGGTATCGCAGTCTAAAAACCAGTCGTCCAGCCCTCCGGCATACCAGTAGGAATCGGCGTGCATTCCAAGGATCAGATCCGCTGTGCAGGAGCGGTTCAGTTCCCCGGTAAAGGTGAAAAACTCCGATGGCCACACAGTGCCGCTTTCACGGTCGCCCACCACATACTGTGCCGTCTTGTTATCCGGCTCGATCAGGCAGGCGATAAAGTACCAGCCGCCGTTTACCAGGGAAAAAGGCGGCGTGACCGTTTCATCCAGAATCAGGGAGCCGGTATCGTCATAGAGCATGACCCTCGGCCTGCCTCGGAAAAGGGAGAGGTAGAAGATCGGCTGACCGGGACCGTATCTTGTGTTGAAGATCGGGCAGTAGGTGTTTCCCACAGAATAGGTGGTGGGGTTCATCCAGCCGCCGCAGAGGATACGCCCTCCAAGCTCTGCGAAAATGCTGCCGTCATTTGCGACCTTCAGATAGGTCTGCTCTGTGGCAGGGCTGTTGATATTAAAACGAAAGTAATTGCCTTTCTGCCCGCTCCGCATAGACGCGGTGGTGCCGCTCCAGTTGTTAATGAAGGCAGGTCTTCCCGCACCGGAGGAATCCAGAAGGTTGTTGTTTTCATCGGGAGCGGATTCGTTCATCCGCCACAGGCCGTCCTTTGCCCACTCGACCGGGAACTCGCCTGTGAAGTCTGTCTGTTGATTCAGTATTGTCTTTAGCGCCATCGCCGCTCACCTCCATCTGCTCCTTGCCTGTATTTCAAGCCCCGTAAACACAGCATTCGACACTGCCACGGAGACAGTATTGTTACCCACAGAAAGCGTGGGAAAATTCAGTTCCTCCAGATACGGCAGCCCGTTTCGCACCGTGACGCCGTTTTCATCCTCTACATAGGCAGTCATGCGGTCGGTATCCACCATCAGCGTTTCGCCCGCCGCAAGGGTGGCGTTAACGATCTTTAATTCCTGCCCGTTGGTCGTAATGCTGATATAGTTTCCCGCCCCGGAGGTAATTTCTCCCTCAATGCGGTAGATGGGATTCGACTCCATGTTCCCGGTATGCCGGGTTATGGTATGACTGCCCTCCGCCGTGATAGAGAAGTTCTCATCCTCGATGGCGTAGCCAAAGGGGTCAGGGCAGAAAAAGGTCAGCTCAAAGCTGCCGGAGGAGCGCAGGAGCCGTTCGCACTCTACCGCAGCGTTCAGTCTCGCCATAAAATACCGGTCCGGCACATCATCCAGAATCAGCTGCTTCAAGCCGCCCACCGGGTCAAGCCACGCCGCAATGTCATCCAGCGTGGAAACCAGGGCGGGAAAGCTGTGCCTTGGAAAGATGCTGCAGGACACCACGATCTCCCGGTAGTCAAAGTCCGCTCCGAAGTCGGTAACGCCATACTTTCCAGGAACGGTCGTGGTAAAGTTGCGGAGCCGTCCGCTGACCTGCCAGGAGGTCAGCCTTGCTTTCAGCCCCATGCTCTTTGAAGTAATGTCATTGTATGAAAAGCCCAAAGCATATCCCTCCTTTATGCCGTACTGAACCGTCCCTGGGCGCGGGAACCGGTCTGGATCAGGTTGTAAAGCTCCTGGGAGATCCTGCGGATATCGTCCTCGCTGCGGACGATCATCTGCTGGATGGTGATGAGCGTTCCGAAGGAGGAACTACCCACGCCGCCCATGCTGCCGGAAACAGAGCCGACCGTTCCGCTTGCATCAAAAGCAAAGTTCGATGGAACTGCCGACTGCATATCCGCTGCCAGCCCGTCCATTACGCCAAGGATGCCGTTGTTTAAGTCCTCTGCGGCGCTGATAGCCGCACCTGCGCCGTCCTCGATTCCGCCGGCAAGTCCCTGGGTCAGCATATCGCCCACCCACGCCATCTCTCTGGACGGGGAGGAAATGCCGAAGAAGCCCTTGATTTTACTAAGCAGGTTCGAGCAGAAGCCGCTGACCTTGTTCCACAGCCAGCTTGCCGCATTCCCGATGCCGTTCCAGATGCCCTTGATGAGGTTCAGGCCGATATTTGCCATCTGGGACACACCGCTTGCAAAGCCCTTCACGATGGCGGAGACGATCTGCGGCACCGCCTTTACGATCTCCACAATGATTTTCGGAAGGTTGGTGATCAGGGCCACAAAAAGCTGTACGCCAGCCAGGATGATCTTGTCGATGTTCCCGACAAGGGCATTGATGATGCTTGTAATGATCTGTGGGATCGCCCCTACAATGGTGGTAATGATGGTGGGCAGGTTCTGAATCAAGGAGATCAGCAGGTTTACTCCGGCATCAATAATCTGCGGGATGCTGCCAAGGATCGCCGTCACCAGCCCGTCGATGATCTGTGGGATTGCCGCCACAATGGCCGTGATGATCTCCGGCAGTGCGGAAATCAGGGAGGTCAGCAGCTGTATCCCGGCGTCGATGATCTGGGGGATAGCCCCGACGATAAATTCCACAAGCGCCGTGATGATGGCGGGCAAAGCCGCAATCAGAACAGGGATAGCGTCTAAAAGCCCCTGTGCCAGTCCCAAAATCAGCTGCAGGGCAGCGTCCAGGATCATGGGTAAATTTTCAATCAGAGTCTGCACGATCTGCGTCACCACAAGGACGATCTGCGGAATCAGGGTAGGGACAGCTTCTGCAATTCCCTGTGCAAGAGTAACAATGATCTGCGCCGCGCCCTCCACCACAGCAGGAAGGCTCTGGATGATGCCAGAAAGAAGCGAGGTCAATATCTGCATCCCGGTGTCCACAAACTGCGGCAGCATGGAAACCGCCGTATTCACAAGCCCCGTGATGGCTCCCGCAAAGGCTTCATCTGCTCCGTCCACGCCGTTTATCATATCGGTAAAGGCAGAGATGACCTCGGAAATGGCGGGAAGGAACTCCGCCCGCAGGCTGTTCTTCACATTGGAGATGGTCTCCCCAAGCCCCGCAAGGGTCTCATCCAGCTGCGCCTGTCCTTCCCTGGATGCCACCAGCGCCTCATTGTTGCGGTAAAATGCGCTGCTTGCCTCGTCATACGCCCCCGAGAGGGTCTCCATGATGAGACGGTTGCGTTCACTTTCACTGGAGCAGGCCGCCAGCTTCTCGTTAAATTCGTCCTCGCTGATGCCTACCCAGTTTAAGGCATCCGCCAGGGAGCCCGTGACCTGTCCCACCTTGGCAGTCTCGTTTGCCGACTCGATCATGCCCTCGATGGGAAGGGCGTCACCGAAGGTGCCATAAACGCCTGCGGCAATGTTCGTCCACTTGGTGATGTCCTGCTCGTTTTGGGCAAGCTGCGCCAACAGCTGTGACGCTTCCGTTGCCGTGTCCGTATCACCCAGGATCTTGTAAAACTCAGTGTAAGATTTCTGCGCCGCCTCGCCGCTGTAGCCGGCCGCTTCAAAGGCGGTGGTCAGCTTGCCCTGGGCTACCCGGTATTCCTCCGTGGCTTCGTCCAGGTTCCAGATGGTGCTGCCAAGCTCCTTGATGCCGTTTAATGCCGCCTGGATGCCGGAGGCGATGAGGTTGCCCATCGCCACCGTGGCTACCGAGAGACCGGAACCTAATTTGTCAGCTCCTTCGGAGGCATCCTCCAGCGATTCGCCCAAGTCCTCCGCCACATCCCCGGCGTCCTTCATCCGCTCCCGGTTTTCCTTAAGTTCCCCGGAAAGCTGGGAGATGCGTCCTTCCAGCTCCTTTGCCTCGCTGGAGCCTTTGCCGTACTGCAGTACGGCATTGGAATAGGCGCGCTTCATCCCTGCAAGCGCATCCTCCTGCCGGGCGATCTCCTGGGAGAGGCGTTCCGTAGCGTCCGCCGCATCCGTTTCCTCCCGGGAAAGGGCTTCAATGGCTCGCTCATTATCGGAAAGCTCCCGCTCCATACTGTTTAAGGCGGCTTCTGCGTTATTCAGCTGGATCTGCCAGTTCTGGGTTCGGCGGTCGTTCTCCCCAAAGGAGTCGGCGGCATTTTGGAGGGCGGCCCGCAGGAATTCCACCTTGTTTTTCTGTGCCTCGATTTCCTTATTCAGCACAGTGTTCCTTGCGGAAAGCGCCTGCACGGACTTATCGTTTTTATCAAACTGCGAGGACACCAGCTTCATCTCGGAGCCAAGCACCTTGAAGGACTGGTTGATCTCGGACAGCGCCTTTTTAAATTCCTTCTCGCCCTCAATGCCAATCTTCAGACCGAAATTATCCGCCACGGGCCACACCTCCTCTCTTCGCCCTCATGGACTTCATATCCCTCGTTTCCGTGTAAACACGAAAACTCGCTCATTCCGTCATTCGTCCTCTCCCCAAAAAGCCATACGGCTTTCCGGGGACCCCGTTAGATTCCATAGGGAATCACATCGTCAATGGTCAGCACCTGTTTCGGCTTTGCGATTCCCATAAATTGCTTATGGCATTCCCAGAGGTCCATAAGCAAACCAAACGGCATGAGCCACACCTCATCCTGCGTAAGATTGAGATGGGCCATGCCGTAATACAAAAGCCGGGTAAACAATTCTGCATCGCTTACCCGGCCGCTGTGTTTTTTCCCTCCGGCTCACTTTCCACGTTCCGCTTGGTACCCCGGTACATTGCCTCTATGATGGCGTCCTTGTAGTCGGTTAGCTCCATCGGGGAGGTGAGAAGCTCCACCTCATCGGCGGTCAGTTCCGGCTTTTTGTCCTCCGGGTGTTTCAGGTTGTGGACGAGGATGGGCTGGTTGCAAAGGAGCGTAATGAGCCAGACGATTTCGTCCAGCGCCATTTCAAAATTCTCTGCTTTCATCAGCTTCTCGCCCAGGTTTTCCAGACCGCCGTAGCGTCCGGCGATCTGCTTTGTAGCACGGGTAGTCAGAAGCATCTCATATTCCACGCCGCCGATGGTGACCATCGCTGTTCTTTCATCCATGACTCAGATCCTCCTTAACCTTCGCCGTCCAGAGAAGCCGCAGCGGCTTCCGCATAGGACGGTTCGTAGACTTCCTGGTACCAGTTGGTGATGGTAGATGCAGACACACCTGCGTCCCCCTCGGTGACCTCGGCCTTCCAGGGGTGCTTGCCCTGACCGTCCACCTTATTGCGGCGCATGACCGTCCCCTCGATGGTGGGAGTGGAGAACTCAATGCTCTCGCCCTTGGTGGTCAGGTTGGTGGCAGGAATGCCGAACTTCACCTTGTACAGCCAGAAGTAGCGGTACTTGCCGTTTGCTTTCTTTGCACGAAAGCCGATGGCGACAGGTGCGCCGCCGTCCTCACTGGCGGAGATGATAACGCCGTTCTGGTCGATCACCGCGCCCGTCAGGTCAGACGCTGCGGCTGCGCCGATATCATCCACGCCAAGAGTGAGGGTGCCGCTCTGGAACTCCTTCACCACCTCCGCAGCGCCATCATCCGCATACAGCGTAGCCTCCGCAAGCTCCACGGAAAGCTCTGCGGTCATGGCTTTTGCAAGGGAGACGGGAGTGGCATAGGTCTCGTTGCCATCCTCATCCTCCGTGATTTTTGAATAGAAAAGTTTATCAAGGCCAATGGTAGCCATATCTCATTCCTCCAATCTAAACAGTTTCGCCACGTCAATGGCGTAGTGGTGGTAGCCGGTATCGTCCTCATGCCCGATATACCGTCTGTCCGTAATGGTAAAATCAGCAGCAAGCAGGGCTTTGGAAAGCTGCTTTTTCCGCTTCAGATAATTGCCCCTGGAGAACAGGGAGAGCCGCGCCTCCTGGGTCTCGTATTCCGGCAGGTTATCCGCATGAAGTTCATAGGTATCCGCAAGCGGCGTGACCACCACATACTCCTCCGGCGGCTCATCGGAGAACACGCCGGTTTCAACAGGCAGACCGATTCCTTCTATCACAATTTTCAGTTCCGAAAGTAAACTCAAATGTTCTCCACCTCCTCGTCCAGCTTTGCCTTCATGGCGCTGATACAGGCGTTTTTGGACGCCGACCGGGCGGGCTTCAGAAACGGTTTTGCAGGCTGGCCGCTTTTGCCGTATTCTAGGATGGTGGCAATTTTGGCATTGCTGTCGCCGTCCGAACGGGGCTCGGAAAAGCCAACCTTTATGTCAAAATCCCCGTTCCTGTCCTGCAGGGCGGGAGAAGTGCCAAGGGAGCGTAAAAGCTCCCCGGTGCTTCTGGAGTCATACTTTGTCCCGCTGCCAATGACAGACTGCAGGTTGGAGCGCACCTTGTCTTCCACGACCTCTGCGCCTGCCTCCAGCACTTTCGGGATGATCTCATCCGTCTTATCCGCCAGCCGGGATACCTTCATCAGAAAGTCCTCCGGCATTTTCATTTGAACCTTAGCCACCCGGTTTCACCTCCTGTGCCAGAACCTCCAGATACATCCCTCTGCCTTTGACATCCTCTACAGAGGTGATCTCGAAAGTATGCCCATCGCAGAGGATTCGCATATCCGTAGTCACGGTGAGGTCAGGAATCACTCGGAACCGAAAAAGGTCGGTGGCAGTGGAGAAGGACGCCATGTTCGCCCATTTCTCACTGCCGTGCCGACCTTCTCGGTATGCCCGCACCTCCGCAACGGTCACATCCGTTTCCGTCTTGAAACCGTCCTCATCCTGCGTAAACCGTTTCTCTACGATGGAAAGGAAGGTGTTCATCTTGCCAAAGCTCATACTCACACCTTCCAATCTCGGTCAAGCCGTAAGAGAAGGTTGACCGTGTTCCACACCTGCTGCGCCGCATTGGTGTTGTCTGCGAAGAAGCCGCCTGTGGAGCCGTCCCTGGACTCATAGAAATGCGATGCCAGCATGATCACCGCTTGTTCGGTAGTGGCTGGCATCGCATTGTCTGTATAGTAACCTTCCGGGATATGCTGGTAGCTTTCCGCATAGGAGACAGCGGCGGTGATGTAGCCCTTCAGAAGTTCATCATCCACCGAATGCTCCAGAATGAGACTGGCTTTTACTTTCGAGAGCAGTTCTTCCATCACCGCCGCCTCCTCTCATTAGGCCGCAGACTTCTGCGCCAGCACTTTAATGGCTTCCGGCAGGATCAGCTTGCCGTCCACACGCTGGGAGGCAAGGAAACCTACCTGGCCGGTAGCGGCATACAGCTCGTTCAGGCGCTTGAAGGAACGGCCCTGGCGGTCAGCGATCCAGTAATAGCTGAAATCACCGAAGGCTACGGTCTTGGCGTCTGCGGCAATGGCAGGCATATAGGCAGAGGTGCGTACCGGCTTTCCAAGCAGCAGGTCAGGAGCGCCTGCGGTCAGGGAAGGCTGCCAGAGGTACTGCCCCTGGTTGTCCTTCAGCTTGCGGATGGCCTTGATGGTGGAATCGTTTAACACCCACACAGCGTTTCTGCGGTAAGGGGCTTTCAGGGAATAGAACAGGTCGATCAGCTCATCGGCAGTGATCGCCGTAGCAGACGCAGCGGTAACGCCGGTCTCTGCACCGCCCGTTGCGGCAAGGATACCCAGAGGCTTTCCGGAGCCGTCCCCGGTAAAGAATGCTTCCTCCTCCTTAGCGCCGATGCGGCGGGCGAACTCACGGGAGATGTAGCTCTCCAGATCAAAGACGCTGTCATTGAGCAGTTCCTCAGAAACTTTGATCATGGTACCCAGCTTGTAAGCGCCGATGGATACCTGACCGAAGGAGTCGTCGCTTTCCAGATATGCGCCTTCCTCATCGATCCAGGATGCGGTACCCTTGGTAGCCACCACGGGGATCTTGCGGTCGCCGCTGGAGGTCTGGATGATCTTTGCCAGCTGACGGAAGATGTTCTCCTCCTCCAGAGCTTCTACCAGAGTGCGCTCGAACTCGTCAGGAACGAGATACCCACCCTCGGAATCAGTGCCGATCTGCAAAGCGTTCATCACGGTGGGCATAGGGGACTTGGAGCGCATCATGTTCCAGAAGTTCCGGCGGTACTCATCGGTGGCGCGGCCGGTCTTAGTCTCCTCCTTGCCGCTCATGGGCTTACCCGTCAGGGGCTTGTTCACAGGGCGGTTCAGTTCCGCCTCCAGCGTCTCCTGACGTTCCAGGCGTGCGATCTCCTTGCCCAGGTCGGTGATCTCCTGCTCCATGCGGGTATAGGCGGCATCATCCTCGGCGGACAGGACGCCCTTGTCGTTTCTGTGGGAATCCAGAAAGGCTTTCGCAGCTTCCCAGGCTTTGGCTCGCTTCTCGCGCAGTTCAAGAATCGTCATAGTGGTATCCTCCTTAATGTCTCAAAAGATTGAGCCGCTCGTAGAGACTGTCCACGGAGCGGCCCTTGGGTTTGGAATCTTCGGTTTTCTTAGGGTTGGTTTTACACTTTGCCGCGATCTTATCCATCAGGGAATTGACCACAGCGGCTTTGGAATACAGCATGGAAACCGCAGGCGGCTCCATATCCTCTGACACTTCAGAGCGTGTCATAATTTCATCGGCAAAGCCAAGCTCCACCGCCTTGTTCGCGTCCATCCAGGTTTCCGCGTCCATCAGGTGGGACAGCTTGGCGCGGGACAGCCCGGTTTTGATCTCATAGGCGTTGATGATGGAATCCTTCACGCTCCCAAGCATCTCGATGGCCTTCTGCATCTCTGCGGTATCGCCCATCGCCACGGTCATAGGGTTGTGGATCATCATCATGGAGACTGGGCTGACCAGTACCTTCGTACCAGCCATAGCAATCACGCTTGCCGCAGAAGCCGCAATGCCATCGATCTTGACCGTGACATTGCCCTTGTAGTCCATCAGCATATTGTAGATCTGTGCCGCCGCCACGCAGTCGCCGCCGGGGCTGTTGATCCAGACGGTGATGTCGCCGGAGCCTACCATCAGTTCCTCCTTGAAAAGCTGCGGCGTGATGTCGTCGTCAAACCAGCTTTCCTCGGCGATGGTGCCGTTCAGGAACAGCGTTCTCTCCACTGTTTCCGTCTGATTCTCCTGATTCGTCACCGTCCTGTTCTTCCACTTCCAGAACTTCTTCATCGGGGTTTTCCTCCTTTCCGTCATCGTTCGGTTGTGTATCTGCAAAAGCTCCGGCGTTTCCAAGCGGGAGCATATTGCCGTTGATAAGGTAGAGATCGCCGCCATCCTCGGCTGGGATGCGGTCCATATTCTCCAGTTCCCGGATGTCGTTGGCACTCATCCAGCCGTTCTGCCTTGCCGTAGCGTAGCCGGACATTCTGCTGGCATAATCGCCCCGGAGCAGCCCTTCTACGTTGAACTTGGTAAAATACTGTTTCTTTTCCTCCGGGGAAAAGAGCGTCCTCTGGATAGACTGCTCCCAGCGCACCAGCCAGGGCTCCAGCGTGTATTTCACGAACTCCAGCGACTGCTGCTCAATGTTGGAAAAGCTCGACTTTTCCAGGTCGCCCACCATATGGGGCGGTATTCGGAAAATACGGGCGATCTCGTTGATCTGGAACTTTCTCGTTTCCAGAAACTGCGCCTGCTCCGGCGAGATGCCGATGGGCGTGTATTTCATGCCCTCCTCCAAAACGGCGATCTTATTGGCGTTGCCGCTGCCGCCGAAGGTGGACTGCCAGCTCTCCCGTACCCGCTGAGGGTCTTTGATTGTCCCAGGATGCTCCAGCACGCCGCCGGGAGCCGCACCGTTGGCAAAGAACTTCGCCCCGTATTCCTCACAGGCAATCGCCATGCCGATGGCGTTCTTCGCCATAGCGATGGGGGAATAGCCCACCAGCCCGTCAAAGCCAAGCCCTGGGATGTGCAGCACATCGGAGGGATGCAGCCGGACAAGACTGCCTTTGACCGTAGGTGCGTCATCCATGCTGACGGTGTATTCGTAATAAAGCTGTCCCTTGCTGTCACGATCCACCGTCATCCGGTCCGGCATCAGGGGATAGAGGGCGATCACTTCGCCCTTGCCGTTTCGGATGATCTGGGCGTAGGCGTTGCCCCACAGGAGCAGGTGCGTCATGAGCGTTTCCCGGAACACGAAGGAACTCATCTCCGGGTTCGGCTCGTCATGCAGCAAAAGATACAGCGGATGGTCGATGGCTTTCTCCTTGCCGCCGTCCTCTTTATAGCGGTAAAGGTGCAGGGGTAAGCCAGCAACAGCCTCCGCCAGAATGCGGACGCAGGAATACACCGCCGTCATCTGCATTGCGGAACGTTCATTGACCCGCTTGCCAGCGGAGCTTCCGCCAAAGAAAAAACTGTAGGCGCTGCCTGTTGTGCGGTTCTGTGGCTTATCCCTGGAACGGAAAAGCCCGGAAAAGATACCCATATCAAATCACCATCCTTTCAGATAAACAAAAGGCCCCGGCTGTCATAAACCGAAGCGCCTGTATCGTTGCCACAGCGGATCGCACGGTCAAGCCCCATGATGGTGGCGATTGCCCCGTCAATCTTCTCTGTGGATTTTTCCTTGTCCGCTTTGATATTGCCAGCCGGGTCGGTACGGATGAAGATGTTGTCCATCATCCACCGCAGCACCGGATGCCCGCCGTGGGCGATTTTCTCCTCCAGCACCAGCTTCATCAGTTCCTTTGTCGGTGGGGACATATCCTTGAAGCCCTGCCCGAAGGGAACTACTGTGAAGCCCATGCCCTCCAGGTTCTGCACCATCTGCACAGCGCCCCAGCGGTCAAAGGCAATCTCTCTAATATTGAACCGTTCACCCAGCTGCTCAATGAATTTTTCAATGTAGCCGTAGTGGACCACATTTCCCTCGGTGGTCATCAGCGTCCCCTGCCGCTCCCACAGGTCGTAGGGAACATGGTCGCGCCGGACACGAAGATCCAGAGTTTCTTCCGGTATCCAGAAGTATGGAAGGATATAGTATTTATCCTCCTCATCCAACGGCGGGAACACCAGCACGAAAGCCGTGATGTCCGTGGTGGAGGAAAGATCCAGCCCGCCGTAGCAGATGCGCCCTTCCAGATCGTCCTCAGAAACCGGGAAGGCGCAGGCGTCCCACTTGTCCATCGGCATCCAGCGGACGGACTGCTTCACCCACTGGTTCAGCCTAAGCTGCCGGAAAGCGTTCTCCTCGCCCGGATTCTGCTGGGCGGATTCACAGGCGGCTTTGACCTTGTCGATGCCCACCGTAATGCCGAGAGAGGGGTTTGCCTTCTTCCAGACCTTGGGGTCTGTCCAGTCCTCATCCTCGGCAGCACCGTAAATGACAGAATAAAAGGTAGGATCAACCTTCCTTCCCTCCGCGATGTCGATGGCTTTCTGGTGTACCTCGTAGCAGATGGAGTTGGTATCGTTGCCTGCTGTGGTGATCAGGAAATATAGCGGCTGCATCCGAGCATCGCCGGAGCCTTGGAGCATGACGTCAAAGAGTTTCCGGTTGGGCTGGGTGTGCAGCTCGTCAAAGATCACGCCGTGTGTATTGAAGCCATGCTTATTCGCCACGTCCGCCGACAGCACCTGGTAGGAACTGTTTGTGGGAAGGTATGTGATCTTCTTCTGGGATTCCAGGATCTTTACCCTCTTGGAAAGCGCCGGACAGAACCGCACCATATCCACCGCCACATCAAACACGATCTTCGCCTGGTTACGGTCGGCGGCACAGCCATACACCTCGGCCCGTTCCTCGCCGTCCCCGCACAAAAGCAGGAGCGCCACAGCGGCGGCAAGCTCGGACTTACCCTGTTTCTTGGGGATCTCGATGTACGCCGTATTGAACTGCCGGTAGCCGTTGGGCTTCAACACACCGAACAGGTCACGGATGATCTGCTCCTGCCAGTCGATCAGTTCAAAGGGCTTTCCCGCCCAGGTGCCCTTGGTATGGCAGAGGGACTCGATGAACATCACCGCATAGTCGGCGGCGTCCTTATCGTAATGCGAGGTCTTTGCCATAAACTTTGTAGGCTTGTATTTCTTCAGTTTCCGCATAGACACCACCTCCAAAATGGCATAAAAAATGACCTGCCAATTGGCAAGCCGTCTATCTATCTGTACGAGAGAAAGAGCCATGCGGCTCGATCTCTGGCTATAATGTTCTTTTTTTACTGCTGCATCGCCCAGGCAATGGCGTGGCCATCATCCTTAAATTCGATCTCACTTGCGGCTCTCAGCCCAATCATCCCTTCGCAGGTGTGGTCATCGGTCAGGAACTCGTATGCCGCGCCAAAGTAGCAGGGCTTGTTCCGTCCATTGTAGTAGTATCCGGCGAGGAGAACCTTGTCTCCAAAATTCAGCACCTTGCCGTCCATGCCGGAGAAGCGCATCTCCAAATCCTCGGTTGTGGTGGGGTTCGGCAGCCGGTACTTTTTCATTGCTTCGTTGATTGTCATGGTCTTCGTCCTCCATTTTCTTCATTTCCCTTTCGGTGTGTACATATTCGCTCTAAAAGCACATATTATCAAGTCAATTCCGAGCCATAATCTGCACAAAGATCAGAGGAACAAATTGTGTATCTTACCCCTGCGTGTGGCGATGGATCGTCTCGATGATCTGCTCCTGCTCGGCACTGTCCACACCGATGGACTGGAGCGCCTGCCTGGTACCGCAGTCCGGGCAGATGAGCGTTTCGTTGTCCTCCCGCGAAAGCGCCGGAGCGCCGTGGTAGACCCTGCCGCAAAGCGGGCAGACCGCCATTCTCGTGATATTATTCTTCATAGCCGCATACCTCCAAACATTTATTGTAAGCATCAATCAGAATATTCTTGTTAAAATGGAAGGTGGTGTACCCTTCCAGACACGTCCTCATATAAAAGTTGGTAGGGATGCCGATAGGGCGCTCCTCATGCATGATGTAGGCAAAGGCCGTCACCGTCCTGCGTTTCCCCGTGCGGATGCCTTTGTACTGGAGCTTAATGTCCCGCTTGTAATAGAAATGGGGAAATCCCTCGTAGCGGTCGAGGGCGGCCTCGTCCAAAGCCGTCACCTCCCAAATCACCACGGGGATTGTGCCGTCTTCGCATTCCTCTATGGTCAGATAGGAGCCGGTCTTGCTCCCCTTAAAAAGCAGTTCCCAGCCCTTGAGGTTTGCCGTGCCGAGGATCGTGGCGTGCGGGCAGCGCATCCGCATCTGCCCGACATTCAGGTTGCTGCCGTAAGCGATGTAGTATCTTTTTTCTTTCATGGTATCCATCCTTTCCTGGAGGACTTAGGTTACTTGTCCTTCTACCACCCTCAGACCGCCGAAGCGGTCAGGGGCAGGGCATTTAACCTAAGTCCTTCAAGCGGCTGCTCTGCCGTGCCGAAAGGCTGTGTCTCCGGAAAGGTTACGGGTCAGGAAGTCTCTGGCCGTTGCAAATTCCTCGCCGATGAAGCCCAGGCGGAGGAGCCAGGTTCTCATCGCATATTTGGGGTTTTCGTTCTGCTGGGGCTTGGGGCTTGCGGTGCGCACATCCTTTGCCATCTGGGAAAGCGCCAGGCAAAGCTGGATGTAGCTCTTTAGCTGCCCCGCGTGGATGCCGCCCCTGCGTTCTGCGGTCGGCTCATCGAACTGGAAGAGCCTAAACTCGACCGTTCCTTTGGTAAAGGTGGCGTGGAGGTTGAGCATATGGTAGCGGCTGTCGTTGTAGTGGTGGTTTCTGCCGTAGTTTGCGCCGTTGCTGTTGTACCAGATATCCGCGAGCTGGGCCATCGTGCGGGGTTTCCTGCGGTTGACCTGCTCTAAGAACCTGGGGTCTACCGTGCGGCAGTAGCGGCTCATGCGGCTGCGGTCGAGCTTCAGAGCTTCTGCGATCAGGCTCTCGTGGCTCGCCATGATGTTGGCGAGGTTCCGAAGGCTCTGCGGTGTGTGGCCCTGCGCTCCGATGTGGATGTGGACTCCGCATCCTCTGGAGGCGTCGCTTTTCGCTCCTGCGTGTCTGAGCTGTCTGCAAAGCTCCTGCAGGGTTTCGATATCCCCGTAGGTCAGGATCGGGGTGACCAGTTCGCATTTCTGCTCGTCCGGCCCTGCGATGGAAACGTCCTTCTGGAATTTCCACTCGCGCCCCTGTGCGTCCCAAGCCGACCAGGTGCTGTAGCCGTTGCGGCCGGCAGTGTTCTCGTATCTGCCTGTGCCGAAGTAGGCGGCGGCAACCTTCGCTGCCTTCTGGCGGGTGATGCTGTTCATCTCGACCTCGACCCCGATGGTCTGGTTCTTCATCTCTGCAATCTGCCTTGCTGTTTTCTCGTTCATTCTGAAATCCTCCGTTTTTCTGCCTTGCGGCTGTGTGTTTTCCCTTTCGGTGTACACATATTCGCTCTAAAAGAGGATAATAGCAAGTTAATTCCGCGTTATATATTACACAAAGATGACCGCAGGATATTGTGTGGTTTATGGCTGTTTGCCGCCATCCGATATTGGCTTGAGAAGGCCGTTTTCCTCCTCATCAAGGATAGCAAGAGCCAGGCGGAATCCCGTCCGCAGCCCATCGATGAAGTACTCCTCAGCGGTCATGCCCGCAATGGCGGCTTGCAGGCAAATCATCTTATCGAGAACTGTGGCCGCCTCCTGATCCAGCATGGATCGGAGCTTTTCTTCTTCATCAGCCAGACCGGCAGCAGCTTTTCCATACTCCGAATTACGGTCAAACTGCTTTTCATTCGGATTGATGTTTCCATAGAAGAAGTCCTTCAGAATGTTATTCGGCACGGCGGTCACCCACCTTTCTCACAATATCCTCCCCATAGACCACGTTCAGGCCGCTGCCATTGTCCCAGCGCATGAGAAGGGAACCAGTATCATCCACGCCTTTGACGGTGCCTTTCGTGCCAACAGGCGGGGCCTGGACATCATCCATCCGCACCAGTTCCACACGGGTGCCGGCAGGATATTCCCGGCGGATGCGCTCCACAATCTCTCTACTCGGAAACTTCATGGCCCACACCCCCGTTCTTGAAAGCTGAGGAGCCACTCAGATTCTTCAGCAGGATCTTGCGCTCCGCTTTATATTCGCTGCCGATAAAGCCCAGCCGCAGGAGAAAACACCGGAAGGCGTATTTCTCATTCTCCACCGGTTTCTCGGTCGCTGTCACCCGCTTGGCATTCCGGCTCATCTCGCAGAGTGCGGAAATAAAGTGGGTGTAGGCTTTGATGGCATCGCAATCTGGCATTTCCCTGAACCAGGGAAATGCTACCCGGTCGTCCAGCACCTCGATGCGAAGATCAGTGATGCCCATGGCCTTCCGTATCAGATTCCCTTTGGCATCCAGCAGCTTGGTGAGGTTGCCCACCGCCACCTTGTCGAACGGGATTTCCACCGTAAGCCCCACGGGTTCGCCCTGTGGCGCACTGTCGGCGGCTTCTTCCGTTTCCTTGGTTTCTTCCCCGGAGGGCTGTTCACCACCGTCCTGCGGCTCACATTCAAAGCCGGCAGCGGCGACGGCTTCCAGCACCCGCTCGACTTCCTCGCTGTCGGCACGGTCATCAAAGAGGAGCGTCCCATCCTTGGTGACCGTAAAGTAGTCGATTTCATAATTGCAGGTGGGCATAAACTTGTATTCCGCCCTGGCGCCTGTGGCATTGGCGATAACTTTTACCAGTTCCTTGCGCTTGGCGCCTGTCACATTGTATCTGATTTCCATGTGCGAAAACCTCCTTTGTTTTTGGTAGGTACATATATCACTCTGAACCCTTGAAATAGCAAGCGGTTTTCGCACATTTCTCTGTAGAATAGAAACCAGTTTATCCTTCCGAAAACTGTGCATAGTACACGATCCCGGAAAGCACGAAATAGACGTTGGGGAGCGCCACACCGTTGCCCCACATTTTATACTCCGCACTGTCGGAGTGGGGATTCTTCAGCCACTTGACGATCTGGTTCCGGCTCTTTGGCTTGGAGGAAGTCCCCAGAACCAGGCGGTGTGTCTCAAACACCTCTGTCCAGAACTCGATCTCCTCCTCAGTCGGCTCGTCTGTCCCAAGCCCGGAGCACCACCAGTCCGGGAATCCCTGCAGCCTGGCGCACTCGGTGGGCGTCAGCCTGCGGACAATGTACTCCGGCTCGGTTTCGTTTACCACCGGCGGGTCTTTATAGTCCCTTGCCATCAGGGTCGGGGACTGTTCCCTCAGCATCTGGGTGTAAGTGCCGGTGGTCATGCAGTAGGCCACCGCATGGCGGTCGGCGGCATCCAGCGTAAAAGACACATCCTCATTCACGCCGCTGCCCTGGGGACCGTTCTTGTCCGCCCGGCCGATCATGGAACCCTGCACCGCCACCACAGCCATGCCGCCCTGGTTGCAGGTGGGATTGCCGCCGCTCCTGTCCAGGCAGCGGGAGGTGTCCGCTTCATAAAAACCGCTGTGGGGATTGTCCGACAGCATGGCGTGGCTCTGCTTGGAGCAGATGCCGTAAACCTTGACCGCCAGTTCATTGCACCGGGTCTCGCCCACATCGTAGGTGTTCAGCGTATTCGCTACATCGGATGGTTTCCACTGCTGACCCTCATCGGGAGAGTGGGGACGTGTGCCTTTCACGAACGGCACGAACACCGTCTGGTCGTTGTTGTAGCCCAGCGTGGCGGACTTGTTATCCTGGATCAGCGCGCCTTTGCCGCCGCCCTCACAGCCGGAGCGGATCTTCAGCGTCTTAGGCGTCTCCACTACAAAGGGCTGGTTGTTCCCGCCCATGCCGTAGGTGGCGTTGACCGTGGGAGCCGTCTCCAGCGGGCCGGTGTATCTGGTGTCCTGGCTATGGTTCTCATAGACCGCCGCCGGCACCGTACCGGCCCGGAGGGTGGGCGAGGTCTCCTCCTCATACCCGATGCCCCTGGCCTGTGCGGAATGCTCGGTGCAGAATCCGGCAGCTCCCATCACGCAGGGAGGATGCCCGTGGTTTTCCGCCCGGAGCGTTGCTGCAACGTCCTCCGTCACATCCATGCGGCCGCCGCCCTGGTCGTTTAGGCAGACGCAGCCTGTCGCTCCAGCGCTTTCCTCAAAAGCTCCGGCAGCTCCTTGCCGCGGGCGGAAGCCCTGCGGAGTATACCCAGACACGCCTTCGGACTCAAATAATATTTTTCCGGCACTCCCGCCTGCAAAATCTGCGACAAGGTAGATGCGTTTTCTGCGTTGGGGGACTCCCCAGTACTGTGCATCAAATACCCGCCATGCGAGACTGAAATCGTCTGCCACGATCTCCCCGGCGGCTGGCCACTTCGCAGGTCGAGCAGGATCAATCTTGTATCCTTTGACCGAGCAGATCTCTTCGAGGACGGATTGGAAGTCCGCGCCCTTGTTGGAGCTGAACGCACCAGGGACGTTCTCCCAGACGATATACCTTGGATATCTGCCATCAGTTGCACACCTCATTTCCTTTACGATCCGGACGGCTTCATAGAAAAGGCTGGAGCGGGAGCCGTCCAGACCTTCCCTCCGGCCCGCGATGCTCATGTCCTGGCAAGGGCTGCCGAAGGTAATGACATCCACCGGCTCAATCTTCCCGCCGTCCATCCGGGAGACATCGCCGTAATGCTTCATAAACGGAAGCCGCTTTGTGGTCACCCGGATGGGGAACGGCTCGATCTCCGATGCCCAAACGGGGGTAATGCCGGAGAGCAAGCTGCCCAAAGGGAATCCGCCGGAGCCGTCAAAGAGACTGCCAAGAGTCAAAGCCTGAGACTCTGGTGTATCTCTGAGGACTCTGTCCGGCTCTCTGGTGGCTCTGTCCGGCTTTCTACTATGGATGTATATAGGATTCACGATGTCTCCACCTCCTTCACAAGGTCGGAGTACATCATCTTTGCCCCATTTCTCTCCACAAAAATATCCTCAGGCGGGATGCCGTTCTCCACAGCCCTGCGGAGGATGACCGATGCGTACTTTTCATCCAATTCCATCATGCAGCAGACACGGTTCATCTGCTCACAGGCCATCATGGTGGAGCCGCTGCCACCAAAGGTGTCGATCACCACGGCGTTCTCCTGGGTGGAGTTCCCGATGGGATAGCCCAGCAGATCCAGTGGCTTGGAGGTCGGATGGTTGGCGTTGCGCTTCGGTTTGTCGTAATTCCAGATGGTGGTCTGCTTACGGTCGGAGTACCACGGGTGCTTGCCGTTTTGGAGAAATCCATACAGCACAGGCTCGTGCTGCCACTGGTAATCCGAGCGGCCCAGCACCAGGGAGTTCTTCACCCAGATACACACGCCCGCCAGATGAAACCCGGCGTCAATAAACGCCTTTCGGAAGTTCAGCCCTTCTGTGTCCGCATGGAACACATAGGCCGCGCCGCCTTTCTCCAGATGCTCCGCCATGCACTTGAAAGCAGAGAGGAGGAAGTTGTAAAATTCCTCGTCTTTCATGGAGTCGTTCTGGATGGTCAGGCCGCTGGAACTTTTAAAGGAGACGCCATAGGGCGGGTCCGTCACGATAAGGTTGGCCTTCCTGCCCTCCATCAGTTTCGCTACATCCTCGGCGGAGGTGGCGTCCCCGCACACAAGGCGGTGCCGGCCGACTGTCCAGACATCGCCCCGCTCCACAAAGGAGGCTTTCTCAAGCGCGGCGGTCAGGTCAAAATCGTCATCCCTGGCTTCGCTGCCGGAATCATCCGCAAACAGGTCGGCCAGTTCCTTCTCATCAAAGCCCGTCAGCAGGGGATCAAAGTCCATACCCTGCAAAGACTCGATCTCCACCCGCAGAAGTTCCTCATCCCATCCGGCATCCATCGCCATGCGGTTGTCCGCAATGATATAAGCTTTCTTCTGAGCTTCACTGAGGTGGTCTGCAAACACACAGGGAACCTCAGTGATGCCTTCCTCCTTTGCCGCCAGGATTCTGCCGTGTCCGGCGATCACATTAAAATCCCGGTCGATGATGACGGGATTGATAAAGCCGAACTCCCGCAGGGACGAGCGGAGCTTCGTGATCTGCTCTGGGGAGTGGGTACGGGCGTTGTTCACATAGGGTACCAGTTTGGCAATCGGGACAAGCTGCATTTCCGTTGTTGTCTTCATCACACCAGCCCCCATTCCGCAAATTTCTCAAAACCCCCAAGGCTCTGAATGTATCTCCGGGCAGTCTCCACGATCTCAGCGTAGGGAACACCGTCCACTGTATCATCTCCGATGGCGCAGCACAGTTCCACGGGCTTTCCCATTTCTTGTGCCTTCAGCCATGCGTAGATATTGACCGACACATCCGCTTTGGAGAGATCTTTTCCATGTAGGCCGCCGCCCGTGATAGAATCAGCCATATCAGAGCCGAGCTTGCGATTGGTGGCGCCGGAGTCCACATCCGTGCCACCGGTCCAGTCTCCCAGGGGATTGACCTCGGCGCCCGGATACCGTTTCCGCAGCTCTGCGGCAGGAGCATTGCTCTGGCAGAGGATCAGCCTTGCCTCGTCAATGATGTACTTCCCATCCGAGGAGTAAGTGTGATACACACTTTTAGCGATCTCACAGAGGGCTTTCTGCTCCTCCGTGACCGGTACCCCTTTGAAGATGCCGTTGTCGCCGCAGCGGATTCCTTCTGCCTGGTTATTGGCAAGGCATCCGTCCTGCGGCACTTCCACATAATCTAGGTGCAGATTCCCGCCGATACGCTTCACAATGGCATCCACCTCATCCTGCGGGATGTGTACCGAACTCTCTGTGATGATGTGGCAGACACCATGGCCGATGAGAACCTCCACAGCAATCCTGGGATTTTCTTCTTTTCTGTATGCCGCATCCACCAGGGCTCCGGCGATGCGGTCTGCCACCTTATCCGGGTGGCACGGATTTACTTTCTCAAACATGATTTCACCCCTTCCTTGCCCGGAGCAGACGCTCCATCAAATCATCCTGTGGAGAAACCTCCCCATAATCCGTGCTACAGTTTTCCTTTACGATCTGGAAGATCTCGTTCCAGAGCCGCACCGCCTGGTTCATGTAATTGATGCCGATGTTGATGAACGGGGACGGGATCGGCTTCTGGGTGGTCGGGTGCTTGGAGAGGAAGCCCATGCGGTTGGTCATCTCCTCGCACTGAATCCAGCGGGCGCTGCACATGGCGTACCTCTCCAATAGCTGGGGAGACACCTTTGCCGCACAGCCCACCTTCTTTAACCACTCCCAGGTTTCCGTGTAGATCTCCTCCGCCTGGAGCGTACTCCCGTCACGCTGCTCTGCGGAGAGGAACTCATGGGGCTTTGGCATATCGACACCCTCGACTTCGGGAATGTCCAGCACTTCTAATCTGCGTCCGCCCGGATTGCCGTTCTCGGCTTTCTCCCTGACAGCGGATTTCTTCCTTCCCGCACCGGGTCTCGCACCGCCGCGCCCTCCTGTGTTATTGGATTTTGTCGGCATTTTCTCACCCCTTTTCTCGAAAAATAAAGCAGCCGCAGCCGGCCGCCCTTAATTACCCTTTTGATTTCGCCTTTTTCGCGCACGAAGCCCCAGGCCGCTGTCCGCATAAGGGACCCGTAGAGATTTTGACCGCCCCTCCCGGTCAGCTGCGAATCTGTCTGTCACCCATTTCAAGATGAATCTTGGTGTGGCAGGACTGACAAAGCGACATGAGGTTGCTTTCGCGATGATCGCCGCCTTGGGAGATGGGGAGGATATGGTGTACCTCCTCCACGGGAGTCAGCCGTCCTTCCTTAAGGCACCGCTCACACAGAGGATGCGCCGTAGCGTAACGGTCGCGGATTCTTTTCCAGGCTCGGCCGTACTTCTTGTTCGTGTCGGGACTGCGTGTGTGTTTGTTGTACTGCTGTACGGCAAGTCTCTGATGCTCTTCGCAGTATTGACCGCCCTCAACAGCCAGTCTTGGACATCCGCTTGCAGCGCACCCACGCCGTGGTCTCCTCGGCATACAAATCACCTCGCTTTCCGGGCATAAGAAAAGCCCCGGAAGGATTGCTCCTCCGAGGCTCGTCTTACTCTACTTTGCTATTGTAATCATACCATAGGTCAAGTGTGCCATACTGTGCCAAACCGTGCCAACTTTCAATCTGGGACGGAAAAATTCTGAAGAGCCGACCCGTGTATGCGATGCACCGTGCGCAGCGACACGTTCAGCATCCGGGAGATCTCCTCCCAAGTACAGTCGTCAAGGTAGCGGTAACGGAGTACCAACTGTTCGTCACGGTTTTCCAGCTTATCTATCGCCGTGTTGATTTCTTCCTTGAGCCGTACAAGGTATGTAATCTTTTCCTCCATGCTCCGCTGAATCTCGTCTATCTTCTCAAGACACCTGACGAATGGAGCTTCTGTCGGACGGTTGGGACTGTGCGGCATTCCATCAAATCTCGTGCCTGAGACGCTGCTCGATAAATCCCTCCAGTAGTCGATCTCACGCAGGCGGCAGTTGATGAGTGCGTCCAGGTGCCGCGCCTGGTTCAGATATTCTTTTGCGGTCATGCGTCCACCTCCATTTGCAGGGAGCGGATCAGCATCTCGCCGTCAACACTTGTTAATACTGAGAACCAGTCAGAACGGAAAAACCTCTCGATTTCATCTTTGTCCGCCATTGCTGTCCTGTTCCTTGGATTCGCCTTGAGGCTCTTCAGAGCCATGCGGTAATCCTTCACAGCCTGCAGGATGATTGCGTTCGCCAGATTCTCGTAATTTGTGATGTCGCTCATAAGCTTTTGCCTCCCTTTGTCGGAAATAGGCATCGTTGCAATGGAGCGATGTATCTTTGTATCAGTGCAGGAAACCGCTTATCACGGTTCGCACCTCATCCACCGAGCGTACCACCAGGGCAGTACCGCCGGCCGCGAGGATTTTTCGGATTGTCGCTTCCTGTAGTTTCGTAGGCTTGCCGTTCTCGGTCTTGACCTCGAATCCATAGAAATGACCATTAATGCAGGCAATGATATCGGGGATGCCCGCCGTCCCATACATACCGCCGTGTTCTTTCCAGCAGAAACACCCCGGCACGGTCTTAAGGTACTTCATGATCGCTTTTACAATGTCCACTTCTTTCATCTGTTCTTAAAACCTCCGTAGTTACAACGCTTGGAACACATGGAACACGAGAAATCCTATTTTCATATGTTTTTTGTAACGAAAATCAAGGTATATAAAAATATGTGTATTATATATGGGGAGATAGGATTTTGGTGTTCCTACGTGTTCTCGTGTTCAGAAGATGCTCGTGGAAAGGCTGCCGGGATTCATCATCCCAGCACCTCTCCAAGCCTTATCCCCGTTAAAATGCGCCTTTTCGCCATGCGGTCGATGTCCCTTGTCACATCGGGGAACGCCGCCGTTATCTGCTGCACGAAGTTCTTCTGGGAATACGGTTTCAGACCGCATTCCTCGCAGTACCCCTTATATGCATTGAACAGTTCCGTTGAACCGGCGCTATATTCGGCATCCAGTTCACAGTAGTCCTTCACGAATGACAGCACGGAATCCGACTCCTCGCGGTACTGCTGCAGTTCGTCCGCATTGACCTGTGTCTCGGAGAACACATAGTGATTGTTCATCAGTCTGCGCAGCCCTTCCAAAGCGAACATGAAAATGCCGTCCGCCTCCATGCGAAACTTCTCCAACAGTTCAGGATCGCGCTTGTCCTGCGGCACGGTGTGATTGAACCGTATGATGATGAGCCTGCGGTAGAAGCCCTCCGACCTATCGCCGTAATTCTTCGGTATGCTGTTGCATGAGAACAGGAGCCTTGCGCTCGACTGGAACGAGAACGGATTCTTGTTCTTTTTCTCCACGGTCAGATAGTCCTCGCCAACGAGCGCCTTGAAGATGCCGTTATCGTCAATGTTCTTCGTGGGCAGGTCAGCGAAGATGTTAGCCAGCTTGCCGAAAAGCTCCGCCGTTTTGAACCGCTCGTTAAGCGCCTGCCACGACACGTTTGACACGTTCTGCTTTCCCAGGAGCACATCGTTCAGCACACGGAGTAGCACCGACTTTCCGGCTGACGCCACCCCCACGATGACAAAGCACTTCTGCGCGGAATTGACCGGGATAAGGAAATAGCCGAGCATCTCCTGTATCAGAGCGACCTGGTCCATATCGCCGCCCATCGACTCCTTGAGGAACTTCTTGAACAGCGGGCAGTCCGCCTTTTTGTCGTAGGTCACGGCAAGCTGCACCGTAGAGTAATAATCCGGCGTGTGTTCCGTCAGCGTATCCTCCAGGACGTTGTATAAGCCGTTGCGGACATTGATGATGTAGGGATTTGCGTTCAGTTCGCGGATGTCCCTCTGCACCAGGAGCCGCCATTGCTTCTCCGCGTCAACGATCTGCGACATCTTTGTTTCACGGATCAGCATCTTCTCTTGCACGAGACGCTGTGCTTCCATCTCGGACATCTCGACATACACGCCGCTGCGGTAACTGAAGTGCTGCTCCGCTGCATAAAACACCTGCTGCTCGTCCGACATATCCTTCGCAAGAACACCCGGCAGGAAACGCAGCCCCTTGTCGGTCGGCTCGTACCAGTCAGGGATCGCCGTACCCGCCTTGGCTCTCTTTGCATTCTTGCTTGCCTGGTACGCCTTGCTTGCATCCTTAAACACCTGGTTCAGTGATTTTAAGAACGATGCCTTCAGCTTGAAGTGATCGCGGATTTCGGAATTGATGATGACGTCCGCCGTCACCACGTCCTGGTTATACAGATAATCCGACACGAACTGCTTTGCCGCCTGCAGATCTTTTATTGCTTCGCCCGTCACGGGGATGCCGTGCAGGATGTCAAGAAGATCGTCAGCGGACAACGGCTGATAGCACCACGCCGCAGGGGACTTGACCGGGCATTCCCCGGCAGCGAACTTCGGACATTTGAAGCCCTTTTCGCAGATGGTCTTGCAGGTGATGGGATTCGTCCCGCTCTCAAGGAAATGGTTAATCTTTTTCTGCGTATTGCCCTCGCTATATCCGGGATACGGAGCGGACAGGTCATGGATCATCTTCGTGCCGCCCTCAAAGGGAGCAAGATTCGTTATCATGGCGTACCAGTCATGCTCCGAAAGGGACGCGGCGTCATCGCGGCAATGCTGCATGAAAACACACGATTGCATGACCTGATCGATGCCCTTTTCCGTGCCACTCTTTCGCTCCACGGGTACAAGGTCGACCTCCGGCAGTACGTCCGACAGCTGATCCTGCGTGTATTTGCGTTCTGGATGGAAACTGACGCAGGTCACCTCCACGGGAGTGTCCTTCTTGCAGTGCATGAAACCGGGAAGGCGCATGACCCTCGACTCGTTCACGCACATCGGATCGCCGTCAAAGTGCTTTACAAGCTGCGTCTGTATCATACGGAAACGCTCCACCTTGGCGGTCGAATCCATGAACCAGTAGACATGATAGGATTTCTGCGTTTTCATGATCATGGACGGAGGGAGCGGGAAAGCATCGATCTTTTTCTGCTGCTCGTCAAAGCTGTCGTTGTCCATCTCCACGAACTGCGCGTTGATCCTCGTAATGGAATCATCGTCCTGGCCGCCGTAGTTGACCACAAAGAAGATTCCGCGGTACATGGCGTTGTGGTTTTTGAGCGTTTCTTCTATGCTTTTGTACTTCCCGCATTCGCAGGACAGCTTCGCCCCCTGGAACACACCGCCTTTCTTATCGTCAAAGACGCGGAAGCAGACGGTATCGGTCGGATTAAAGAGAGAACCGAGAACATCGGTCACCGTTACATTCATGCGCCCACCTCCTCAAAATATCTGATCTGTTTCTTCAGCCGCTTGGCTTCCTCGATCTCCTGTGCGACACCCGGCGATATAGCACCGAACACCCACACCTCATCGCACATCCGGAGAAGCGCAAGTCCGAACAGAAGGCCAAGATCCCGTTCATTGGGATCGTTATCGTTAAGTATCTGCGGATACAGAAGATGGCTTGCCACCGGCATATAGCCCTCGTCTATCGCACGGCGGCAGTATGTAATCGCCGCCGCGACATTCGTATCCACGTCGCCTGCGTATCTGGAAGCCACATATATCTTCCTGCGGTTCTTGTCGGCATAGCGTTTTTTCTGCTTTTGCCGGTATTCCTTCATTATCTGGCTCATCGCCGACCCTGCGGTCGGATCGGCGTAGCCTTCGCTGTTTTTATACATACATCAGTCCTCCAGTTCTTCCATCATTCCAAAGGTCGGTCCCGCGGACGCCTCCGCGATTAGCGGAAGGTCAAACTCCGGGAAGGGCTTTTCTTCCATGCAGGCACGTATAAAAGCCACCGCCTCCGACAGCCTGTCCTCCGGGATAATGAAAGTCAGTTCATCGTGTATCTGAAGGATGGGCTTGAGCCATTCGCGCTCCGGCAGTCCGGCAAGTATCCTCGTGATGGCGAGTTTCAGGATGTCCGCCGCCGTCCCCTGGATAGGTGTGTTCAGCGAACACCGCTCCGCCAACGACTTCTGCCCCCAATTATCCGAGGTGATGTCGGGAAGGTATCTGCGCCGTCCGAGCCAGGTTTCCGAGTACATACGCCTTGCGGCTTCTGCCTTCGTCTCTTCCTGCCATGAGGTCAGACCCTTGTATCCGTGCTTGAGGTTGAAAAGTATCTCCTCACACTCACTCACGGATTTTTCAACCCCTGCCTTGAACTTCAGCGTTTTCTGAAGCCCTCTGGGGAACAGCCCATAAAAGGTGCCGAAATTCACGTTCTTGGCAATCGTCCTGTGTTCCTTGTAATTTTCCGAATGCTTGTCTTGGGCTTCCTCGTAGCTCACGCCGAAAATGACGCTGGTCGTGGCTGCGTGGATATCGCCGTTTTTGCGGTAGGTGTCCATCATCACCTCATCACGGCAGTAGAACGCACCCACGCGCAGTTCTATCTGTGAGAAATCAAGCGAGAGGATAAGGCAGCCCTCCGGCGCTTTGATAAAGTTTCTCACGCCGATGGGATCGTTGGTTTTCCTGGGCATATTCTGCGCGTTCGGATTGCGACAGTTCATCCTGCCCGTATCCGTGGACAGAGCGAACAGTTCGGGATGGATACAGCCCGTCACGGGATTGAGGTATTTCAAATACCCGTCGATATATGTGGACTTGATCTTGCCCCACTTGCGGTACTCCTGCACCAGCGTGAAAAGCCCCGACAGTTCCGGCCGATTCGTATCGCACCACTCCTTGAGGAGCGTCATCGTCATATCGTCAGCCGCCTCGCGGTTGGTTTCCGTGGTCTTTAAGATAGGCAGCCCCAGGTCTTTATACAGATAGTTCTTAAACGCCTGCGTGGAGCAGTTCGCGCCGATGTTCACATCGCCTATGATGAATTCGATCTCCTTGCGGATGCGCTCCATCTCGTTTTCAGCCTCGGTCTTGCGCTCCTGCATAAGCGGGAGGTTGACCGGGATACCATTCGTTTTCATGATGCCAAGGTACACGGCGGTCGGACTTTCAATCTCCTCCACGATGTACCTGTGCTTCGGGAGATAGCGGTCGAACCAGTCGTTGAACTTGTGATAGAGCCGAAGGGCAAAATCGGAGTCCGCAGAGCCGTATCGGACGGTCTCCTCGTCCTGTGCGTCCAGTTCGTCAAAGTGCTTTCCGTCCGTAACACTTGAAAATGACGGGAGCGGTTCTCCGAACAGTTCCTCCGCCAGCCGTTTCAGACCGCTTTCGTTCAGCTTGCGGAATTCGTATATGCTTTTAAGGCTCATCTGTGATGCACAGATCGTGTCATACACGGGAGCCTGTATCACGATGCCCCTCGCATATGCCATCGAGGATTCAAAGGCGATGTTGTGGGCAATCTTTATGGTCGTTGTATTCATGAGAAACGCCGTCAGAAATGCGAAAAAAGCGTCCTTGTCTATATTGGTGCCGACACGGTGGGCAATAGGGACATAGATGCCCGTACCTTCCTTGACGGAGAAGGAGCATCCGACAATATGCGCCCTCGCGGGATCGAGAGCCGCCTTGTCCTCCTCGCGGTACGGATCATCGGGAGCAGTCTCAAAGTCGAAAGCGACAATGCTGCTGCCGCCGATGTAATCCCGTATCCCGTCCACCGTGGTCACACATTTATATTCTGTATTCATGTGCAATCACTCCTATGGGAAATACCCGGAGGAGCATTTCACCCCTCCGGGCTTTGTTTGCTTTACTTCAAAGGTTCGATGATTTCTCTCGTTTCGGGATCGACCAGCGGCTCATCGTCAATGAGGGACGCCGGAGTAAGGTTCGCGGCATACGCCTTTACCGTCTCGGATACACCAGCCACGGCGTTGCGCTCCTCTGCGGTCAGCATTCGCTCGAACGAAAATACCGCCTGGGAGAATGCGATGCCGGATGCGTTTGTAGCCTTCTTCAGCGTGATCTTCGTAACCACCTGGTTCAGCTTGCGCCCGCGGGAGAGCTGGCTCTTCACATAGTTCGTGAAGGACTTAAGCGACCCGGTTGGCAAGGAAAGCGTGATGGGGAACAGTTCTCCCTCGCGCAGGATGTAGAGCATACGCTTGTTCTTGCACAACTTGCTCTGACCCTCGCCGCTGCCGAACTTGTTATACGGGCAGCCTGCGCAGTTCCCGCCGGGAGTGCCGATGCCCGTCACGCCGTCAAAGCTGCCGCAGTCGGGAGGATTGTTCCCGCCCGTGTACTTGTCGTGGTAGTAGGCATAAGCCGGATGGTTGTAGACGATAACGCCGGTGATGTCCTTCGCCATTTCGGACTCATCACTCTCGGCAGAGGGAATCTCGAACGCCGTGCCGCCGCCTGCGGGCAGCTTCACGCGGTCAAAGGAAAACTCAAGCCCCTGGCAATCGTCCGCCATCGCCTCGTTCAGTACGTCTCTGTTCGCAAGTGCAGCGAAACCCTCGTTCACTGCGATCTCAGTATTCTTCTTATCTGACATGATCAATGTCCTCCTATGAAATGAAATTAGTTGTGGTTTTTGCATTGGTGCAGTGAATCGGTGCTACTACGACTTGCGGATGCCGACCGACACTTTTTCGTAAGTGCTTACGGTATCGCCGAGCCACGCCGGGACGTCTTCGCCCGTGGCTTCCCGCTGCTCCTTGATGAAGGATGCGAGCGTGTTTGCGTTGACCGTCTCCACGACCAGGCTGCCGTATCCGTTGTCCTTCAGAGCCTGCATCATCTCGTCCTTGCGGCCGGATGCCGGGGACGCGAACAGCCTGCTCTTCAAGTAGAATGTGCTGCCGTTACGGGAGAAGCGGTCAAGTTCGGCTTCTGTCATGGCATCGGAGAGTTGCTCGTCCAATTCGGCGATCTCCGCAGCCAGAGCCTTGGTCTGTGCTTCGAGGTCCTTCTTCTGTTCCTGCAGAGTCTTGAGCCTGTCAGCCATTTCAAAGATTTGTGTGTTCTCCATCGGTGACTACCTCCTTTCACTTACTACCGAGGAATTCAACCCCCTGTGTGAAAGGTCAGTTCTTAAAGGGATTCCTGCCCTTGCGGTAATCGTCCACGAGCATTTTTGCGAGGTTCATCTTCTGACGGAGAGCATATAGGACCTTGCGGTCGACTGTTCCCCGGCACACGAGATAGATGTAATGGCAGTTCTCTTTCTGTCCGGCTCTGTGGATACGAGCCTTTGCCTGCTCGAAATTGCTCATGCTATAGTCAAGGGAATAAAAGACCATCGTGCTTGCCGCCGTCAGCGTAATACCCAATCCCGCCGCCGCGATCTGTCCCACGAACACACGGCACCTATCGTCATACTGGAAACGGTGGATCTCATTGTCGCGGTCTTTTACGCCGCCGCGCACCACGGCATAGCCGATCTTTTTCTTTTCGAGAAGTTCCTGGATATCATCCAGTTCCGGCACGAAACGAGCCATGATGACAAGTTTCTTATCCTCGGCCATAGCGGAGTCGATAATGTCGGAAAGAGCGTCCAGCTTGGCGCGGCTCACGGTATTGACCACGCCATCATCGTCGGTAAGGTGTCCGCCCGTGATCTGCGACAGGCGCAGGAGCCTTGTGAGGATGTTTGCCGTGGTCACCTCCGACTCGTCCAGTTCCGCATAGCTTTCGTCCTCGATGCTGTCGTACAGTTTTATGGCGTCCTTCTCCAAGTCCACGGTACGGACTTCCTCGGTGATCGCCGGAAGGTCAAGGCACTCCGCTTTCGTCACGCGGAACGCCACCGAGTGGAGCTTCCGCAGGAAATCATCGGTCATCCATTTACGGAAGATCGGCGTGTGGTTGCCATAGCCGCCCATGTCAAAATACTGGTTGCGGAATGCGTAAAACGATGTGCCGAATATCTGCGGATTAAGGAAACGGTACTGCGAGAACACGTCCAGTTCACGGTTCGTGATGACCGTGCCCGTGAGGAGCAGCTTATACCTTGCCTTATCTCCAAGGGTATGGAGTCCCTTGCTCTGCTTGCTGCGGTTCTCTTTCAGTTTGTGCGCCTCGTCCGCTATAATCAGGTCGGCGTTATATGCCAACAGTTCCTTTTCGAGACGCCACGCCGATTCGTAATTTACGACCACGACCTGCAAGCCCTCGTCCTGCAGCTTGTTCAGCTGCTCCTTCTTCTTTGCGACAGTTCCCTTGAGAACCGTCAGCGAATCTGGGAAGTCGGCAAACTTTTCAAATTCCTCCTCCCAGACGCCGAGGATGGAAAGCGGCGCGACCACAAGGACTCTGTTCACCAGCCCGTACTGGTACATACATCCCGCCACGGCGATGCTCACTATCGTTTTGCCGGTGCCCATTTCCATCAAAAGCGCCGTCCCGCGGCTCTTGAGACGCCCGTCAAATACACCGAACTTGTCGCAGGCAAAGGCAAAGGCGCGTTTCTGATGGTCATACGGAGCAGCCTTGATCGGCATCATCAGTTCGATGTTCTCACTCATTGCCGTCACCCCGCATTTCCTTGATCTCGATGCCCTGCACGGATTCGCCCGGCGTCAGCACGAGAACCTCACAGAATTCTCCGAAGAGAAAGGTGAGAAGCCTTTTCGGAATACTCCTGTGTTCGCTCTGCAGGACTTCCTGCTTTTTTCCCCTTTTGTCGGCGATATTGATTCGTACTTTGTGTTTTAATCTCATAAATTTGTCCTCCTGTTCCTGATCTGCATTGCTGCGGAGGATGGATGTATTTCCTTCCTCACTCACTACCGGAAAATTCAACCCTCCGAAGAGGTGCGGCCGGGGAGGACTCCGACCGCCGTATCTGCCGCCGCCCACGGTTCAGTCCTTTTTCGGGTACTTGTGGCGTTTTACACGCTCGACCCCGAAGGACTTAGCCACCCTGTCGATGATCTTGTTCTTGCGGTTCGTCATCGCCGCGGAGGAAGGCAGCTTTCCCGTCTGCTTGGCTTCATCCTGGCGCATCTCCTCAAGCGGAGTGCTCTTGCCGAAATGCTCGAAGAAGAAGTCCTGCTGCGCCTCCGTGCATTCCTCATTAATGACGCGGCGCGCCTGCTCCGCCTGGGGATTCTCCGGCTCCGGCTCGGCGAACAGTGCGTCTTCCGGGCTACCGCTCTTGTCGGCAAGCGTGTCCCAGGGATCGACTGCATCCTCGTTGTCGGGATCGGCCTTGTAGCTGTTCACCTTTGCATCAAACAGGGGATCGCGCAGTTCGCCCTCGTAGCGATCCTGCAAATCCATGTCGTGGTCGGACTCATCGAGCATGATGGTCAGTTCGAGCGACAGGTCTTTGCCGACCTCAAGTCTCTGCGTAACCACGCACTTTGCGTCATCGTCCCAGCGTTCGTAGCAGTAATACTTGCCGTCCGCCGTGAGATAACAGGTACGGTTGGGATTGAACCCGCTCTTGCGTTTCTTTGAATCTTTGTTTCTTTGCATGAAAATGGCTCCTTTCAGATTCGTTGGAATCCGCAGGAGCCGTTTTCATCCGTAGAGACAAAGAAAGACGGCTTGGATATAGTTCACCCGTAGTGGGTTTTGAACTAAATCCAGGCCGTCATGCAGCTCTGCGGATCTCAGTATAAAATTGTGATTTATGCCGCTTTTTTTCGACTTTCAACTTTGAAGTCGTGTGTGGCAACTCTTGTGATAATGGTTACTATGTCTTGGCGCTCAACAGTAAAGGTTTCCCCGACCGCGAGAACTGCACTGGTTTTATTTCCCTTGTAGAGACATTCAACCAGCCCCGTTTCAGGATTTCCCATACAAGCTAACCGTCCAAGACAATCATGAAATGGAATCACCCATCGCATCCTCCTTTCTCAAACAAGTCATAGGCATCACCTCCTCACTTTAGCTGTTACGCTTAATTGCGTACTCAATGGGTAAAAAAGAGACTCTCACTGCATTACTGCAGCAAGAGTCAGAGTAAGCTGCATTCTTCGAGACGTATTTCTACAGATTGCTTGGATACATCAAAAAGATCCGCCAGAGTACAGATGGCACTCCTGTTGTCCTTACCATACGCTACGCCAAGATGCTCCGCCGCTTCAACAAACGTGTTCTTTGGCATCAGGATTCTTGGTGCGATACCGATGGCCTGTGATTCCATGATGTTTTCTTCGTCTGTTGACTCGGGCAGCTGATCCACACGGCACTTGCAATACTTCGCATATCGTGGAAGAGAAAACTTTTGCATCTTATAGTAATATCGATGCTTGTACCAATGAACACATTCGTGGGCAATCGTGTTGTTACGACAACCGGTATTTGTCTTTTTCACTGCCTCCGGATCGATCAGGACTGTCTTTGCTTTAAATGACTTGGTGTCGTATAGTCCTTCATCGGGATCGTATACCTCTACGACCCCGTCAGTAAAGATCGTCATCCCATAAATATCCAGTTCTTCTGATAGACAGATATACTGAACATCCAGACCAAGACCGGTTTTGGCAATCTCCTCAATCGGAACTGGCATAGGATTCTTCAGCGCATCTGGATAGAACTGCTCCAGAAACTCATGTGCAACCTTATCGTATTCAGCCGGGGGAATGTATGGTACGAGTTTGCGACTATTGTAGTCCATCATTCGCCTCCATTTCTCTTGTCGATGATCTGATTGACTTCCTGCCAAAAATCATCTCCAAGCCCCTGACTTTTTGCCCTGCGAAGTGCGACACGTGCGTTGGGGAGAGCCTCATCCATGATATACTCAGGTAAATCAGGAGATACCTGTTTACGCTCACGCCCAGCAAGATCGAGCATTTCCTCACGCTCTTCTTCGCTCAAGTTTAATACCTTCGCCAAGGCCTCCAGCCCATCAATATCCGGTGGATTCCTCCGACCTTTGATTATGTCAGAAAGGTAGGTTACGGAAACCCCCAACTTCTCGGCAATCGGTCTTAACTTGACATCCTTTTCAAGTCGCTTTTGTGCAATGAAAGCACCAAATTCACCTGCCACTTGTTTTTCCTCCTTTCGCTATTACGCTTTTAAGCGTACTTGTATTATAAATGAATCCCCGGAAAAAGTCAATAGATCTGCGAAATTTTCCTCAAGCACATATTTCACTTGATTTTGGGCATTATTTTTGATTTTGGGCATTGCAAAATCAAATCAGCTGTGCTATAATAGACTTGTCGGATTATAGGAAGGAGACACAACCATGCCACAGCACGGAGGTAAAAGGGAAGGATCAGGTAGAACCCCACTTCCCGAAAGCGAAAAGAAAATCGCAAAAACAATATACATAACACCAACTTTGCAAAGCGACATTGATCAGTTTGCAACTGGTAATAGCTTTTCTGAAAAATGCATCGATCTCATTAGCGCACAAATTTCCCGCAGAAAACGAACGCAGGATAAAACCGTCAAGTTTATCGATCTTTTTGCAGGTCTTGGAGGCATCCGGCTCGGTTTCGAGAACGCTTTTAGAGAAAAGGGCTTTAATCCTGTTTGTGTATTCAGTAGTGAGATTAAGGATTACGCCATTAAAGCATACAAGAACTATTTTAATGATGAAGAAGTAGCAGGTGACATCACTCAAATATCAGCAACCGACATTGAGGATTTTGATTTCCTGCTCGGAGGCTTTCCGTGTCAGCCCTTTTCTGCTGCTGGATTAGGCCTTGGCTTCGAGGACACACGAGGAACTCTCTTTTTTGAAATTGAACGTATACTCAAAGAGAAGCAGCCCTATGGCTTCCTTTTAGAAAATGTCGAAGGACTAATTAACCACGATGATGGGAGAACACTATCCATTATCATCGACCATCTAAAGAAGCTAAACTATTATGTTTCCTATCGATTGATTGATAGCCAATTCTTCGGATTAGCACAATCTCGAAAAAGGGTATATATTGTTGGAACCAGAGACGCGCACATATCTTTGGACAACTTTGAGGAACATACTGCGGTTTTGGGAGACATCTTGGAACATGGACTACCCACGGTGGATTCTGAATTCACGCAAAAACTATTTGCTCATTTCACCCCAGAGCAGGTTGTCGGCAAGGCAATCAAAGATAAACGAGGCGGCACTGATAACATCCACAGCTGGGAAATTGGTCTGAAGGGTAACACAACTGAAGAACAATCGGATTTTTTGAACCTCCTTTTGCTCGAAAGAAGGAAAAGAAAATGGGCGGCAGAAATCGGTATTGATTGGATGGATGGAATGCCCCTTACCGAAAAGCAGATTTCAACATTCTATCATCATGATAATCTAAAGGAATTCCTCGATGGGCTTGTGGAAATGGGATATCTGACACTGGAGTATCCACGCAAGAAGCAAAATGGCAGGCGTGTACCTGACGAAACAAAACCTAAAGGTTATAACATTGTCGCAGGGAAACTCTCATTTGAGTTTACTAAAATCCTCGACCCTGCCGATCTTGCGCCTACACTGGTAGCTATGGATGTTTCGCATTTAGGCGTTGTTGACGGAGATGGCTTACGCAGGCTTTCAATCAGAGAAGGGCAACGCTTATGTGGATTCCCGGAAGATTATGATCTTTCATTCTTGAAGGAAAGTGAAGCTTTCGATCTGCTGGGCAACACAGTATGTATCCCCGTTATCAAAGCCATTTCAGAACGATTAGCAGATATGTATGCTAACTAAACAAAACAGCAACAGAGGCGGACGCACCCAATGCGCCCGTCTCTATATTTTTTGTATCCTATACGAGGATGCATTTATAAGCCATTCGTCACTGTCAAAAATGGTTTCATACGGATTTCTAATAAACTCAGGTTGATATCCTGGCTCTCCCATTCTCAAATAATCAACCAGACATAGAATGTATTTGTCCGCTTTAATTCTGGCAACATCCGACTCATTTTCTGACCAAAAAAAGTGCGGCGATCCCATGTAGCATTTCACTTCGATGAACCGATCGTAATGCTCAGTTTCATTGTTCTCGTAGGAAACTATGTCATAACCGGCAGCAACATCAAAGTCAGAGATTCTTTTTATCTTCTGTGCAAGTTCTGGAAGGCGTTTTTTCTCAAGTCCCAGCACAAATTCCTCTGCCTCAAGACCGCGTCTACTTTGGTCTTCTTGCTGCTTTAATAATTGCTCCAATGTGAATTTTTTCCTTCGGTTACGTAATTGCTCCGTCCAGTCAGATTCATAATTCCCCGCTACACATATCTCTCCGTTCTCTTCCTTATCAAGCGCTCCGGCCATAGTGAGGAAATTACGGACAGCGGCATAAGCCAATGGAAAAGCAGATCGCTTAATTGTTAGGTGCCCTTTTTCGGCATCAAATCCAGTAGCATCCTTATCAAAAATACCTTCTTCCACAAGCCTATTGATGCTCATGGCGGCCAACTGCTCGATGATCTCGCCGTTACTTTTCGTGGCGAGTGTATCAAGCTCAGGCAAAGGCATAACGGTATCTGAGGTTGCATCCACCAACCTCAGATACTCAAAAAATGCTACTGCACCAGGGCAATTGACAGTAATGCTGTTTTCCAAGGCACACCTGTTCCGAATCTCGTCTCTACTGATTCTTTCCTTTCCAGCCATAATCGAGACGAGAAACAGAATACCATCAACATTACCGATGGAATTACATCTTTTTAGTTCTGTTAACATATTCTGCAATTAGAGCCTTGATATCATCATCGCCGGTTTCCAATCCTGCATTCTCAAACAATGGAATTGGCATACTTTCGATGATATCACGAAGCCTTGTCTCCTTCTCGATTAATCTATTATGGATTACCTCATCGATAGACTCTTCCGATAACAGGTAATAATAGTTTGTTTCTGTTCCCGGCTTTAATCCGTATCTGTGGATGCGATCCTTTGACTGTATAAAATGTGCAGCATTAAAACTTCTCTCCATATAAATGGCATTATGACAAGCCTTGTGCAAAGAAATCGATTCGGAAACCGCAAATGGGTTTGCGATAATTACCTTGAACGATGAATCTGGCTTGTGGAACTCAGCTATAATCTTTTCCCGGGTTTCGACCTCATCCTCGTCCTCTTCACCTGTAGCTACAGGAGTCGCTCCATATAGCGTTTTGCACGGAATACCACACGAAAGTAGGTACTTCTCAAAGTCGAGAATATTTTTGATATAGATTGCCCAAACTACGACTTTCCCACCAGATGCTATAATCCCTTCAATAAGTTCACGTGCTTTTACAAACTTTGCAGGCGTTTCCAATTTCGCATATTGCAGAACATCCGATATCAAAGAAGCATCTTCTGCCACCGCATCCGAATCAAATCCCTCAAATGAAGCAAAGTTCTTAAGAGGTACACTAAGAAGATTGGGATTGGTAGCAGCTTGCATCATTCTCAATAACCTTGCTTTTACCAGATCTTGTCTGAACCAATCGTCCTTGCTTGAGACAATATCGCTCATATACTTTTTCTCTATTACATCGTATATTCTGCGCTGTGTTTCTCCCATAGGAACGACAATCGGTTCATGCTCTGTTGCTTGTGGAATACCAAGGTCGCTCTTTTTTACACGTATAAAGAAAGGCTCTATTGACCGCAGCAAAGTATCTACTCTCGGATCATTCTCAGCCTTGCTCATATCCTTGAGTTGATAAACCTCAAACGGTATTATTTTCTTGGTAGGCCAAATGAACTTATAAAGATTATACAAATCTTCATATCCATTAGGCGCAGGTGTACCTGTAAGCACAACCCTTGACGAGCAGTAAGCTGCTATTTCTAACACTCCTACCGCAGTTACTCCACCACTTGTATTTTTAATCTTGTGTGCCTCATCCAAGACAACCATCACTCTATTGTTCCTAAGAAAATATATTAGTTCCTCTTTGAGCGATGGTACAGAGGCATAAGAGAGCAGCGTGATCTTGGCAGGATTCAGAGAATACAGATATTGTTTTTTCTCCTCAATTGAGACTTTCCCATTCAATCTTTTTGTTGATGGCTTTTCGCCGAAGCATTCCTCATACTCTAATTCCCAGGGACCAAAAGCACTGAGTGGTGAGATGATAAGGAGTCGATCTACATACTTTTTATCATCCTGGGGCAAATTTGAAAGAAAAGCAAACGCCCCATATACCACGCTTGTTTTACCTGCTCCAGGTACAGAAAAGTTACACGCATTCTGCGAAAAAGCGAGGTGGTACGCAGATAACAACTGCAATTCATATAGGCTTCTGTTAGACAGATTTATACTAACTGAATCAACGAACCGCTCAAAGTCCTCTTTGTCACATTGATTGTCTCTGATCAGGCGCGCCTTTTCCGCAAACTCACCAAATTTTTCTTCTTCAAGCGCATAATTAGTTACAGCCTCAGAAACCCTTCCGGAGAAAACAAGGTCAGCACCAATATACTCACAGAGTTTCTTTATTCGGTCGATACTTTTATTAATGTCATCATCAGCCTCAACAACAATACTATCGTCTGTCTTAGCGAATCTTACCGTATCTTTCAAGTACCGAGCTGCACGTCTATTGCTAAAAATGGAATCAACGTCCCCAGTGATAATCAGAGAACTGCCGTTTTCATTTGATTCAAGACACAGTTTCTTCATTCACTCTACTTCCTTTATAAACCGAGTATTTCCTTGAACTTTGATACAAATTCATCCAAGGATGATACGCAGCCACGCACATTGCTGTCACTCAAAAAGCTCGGCTGGCTCACATCTACGACTTCAAGCGCCTGGCAGGCCTTCATAAGCTGCTGTAACGGCTTTGCTGCATTAGCATGGTTATTCAAGATATCCATGCTCTTAATATAGTTATCGTCAAACGGCTCCTCGACCTTCTGTTTCCACTGTTGATCCCTTGCCTTCAAAGCGCGTCCCAGATCCGGCGGGTTCTTAGCCATAATATCCTCTACGGATTCTTCTTGGACAGAATCAGTGGTGGCGAAATGCTGGTCACGGAACTGCTCCCACACCTCCTGCTTTGCAAAAAAACTGGATGCTGGTTTCTTCGCAGAGGGCACCGAAATAATATCGCGGAAAAGGGTCTGTTCAAAATTTGCTCTGATATAGTCAAAAGCAATCAGCTTTAAATCAGCAACGTCAGCTTCAGGATCATAGGCCCACATTGAAGCCACACCCGCCTTATATTTCTTAAGGGCAGAATCTAACTTGAGGAAGGAGTCTTCGCTCTTATCCAACTGTGTGTACATACCCGAATAACCATACTCATCCAGGTACTCATCCATCAAACGCAGAGCAGAGAGCATTGTACGGACTTCTCCGGGTTTGCAGTCCATCATCCCTGCAATATCATCATCGGTGAATCCGGCATCCTTTAAATCCTTACACTTCAGATACTTTTCGATAGGGTTATAATCAACCTTAGCATCTTCACCCATCTGATAGGTGGTTTCCAGCGCAAGAATCTCTTTTTTATCGGCACCCTCGGGGAGAATAATAGCAATGAAATATTGGCAATGTCCCTTTTCATTAAACGGAATATTCTCATCCGCCATTATATTGTTCAGCAAACTTGCACGGCGGTTACCGTCAATTATCATGCCGTCCGCAGTCACAATGCCATGCCTCTGCTGGTGCTCTTTCAGAAGGCGCTCCTTGGTTTTCTTGTTAGCCTCCGGCTTAGAGTCCCACAGAAATTTTTCAATAATTCTCTTGTCGTCAGGATCTTCCGGGTTCAGCTGATGGTTTTGCCGCTCATAAGACTTAACAACGCTTCCTATTCTACCGTTGTATGGGTTATATACAAGGTACTCAAGGGGAATCTCGAAAGCATCGAGAGTAATGATGCTGCCATGATAAACGATAGGAATACCTGTCCGGCACGCCTTTTCCGGATGATCGGTGAACTCCTTCAGTTTTGCTTTTCTTTCAGTAGCGTTCATATTTCAAACCCTCCACAGTTATAATTCGTCAATGTGCGCGTCAATGATGTCTTCCAATAGCCCCATATTCTGAAAGTTCAAAACATAATCAGAACATCTATGGATTTCACGAAGATCAGCCTGCCTGCCAATCCAGCCGGCACCATCCAAGAAATTGACAAAGATGATATTGTTCCCAGCATCCCGTTCTGCTTTAATAACGGCTTCTGTTTTCCTCGCGGCTTCCTTTTTACTTCCTTGGCTACTTGAAGTAGTAACGCTATATGAAACATCGAGAATAAGCTTCGGCTTGGCAGGAGATTCCAAGACAAAACTGACTGCCCGATCAAGTTTAGGAACCCGAACATTCTTCTGATATTCAAGTCCATGCTTCGCACAGACCCTTTTTAATTCTTTTTCTATATCTGCCAGTATTGCATCGCCGATCATATTGCTGTAGGTACCTTCTAACCCACGTTTCACCAACTGGCGGACGCTGCCCTCGTCTTGGATTTTGGCAAGGGTACTATCGTCCATAGCCATATTCTCCAAATAAAACGGAGGGATACAGGCCTGCATCTTGGGATCGTGTTTCCCGTCCCAAATGAGATTCAAGACGCTTTCCATCATCGCCGGGCTTTCCATCATCGCAGAACGGATCTTACTGAGGCCCCATTCTGTTGCGAATACGAAACCGCGGTCTTTCCTTATCATCGAAACCATCCGCTTGAATCTTTCTTCGGAGATTTCTGCAACAGAGGTGAGCCTGTCCAGAGAATCCTTGTGATCGATAATGTATTGTTTCAGCGTTTCCTTGCTGGTAATAGTCTTAAGCCCCACAAGGATATCCGCAGTCTGAGCATCTATTGTTTTCCTAATGGATTCTTCACAGCTATCATTAATGTAGAACATTGTGGTCGAGTTGAACATCTCGTCATAAGACAGCTTCTTCGCCTTAGTTTCCGCCATGTATGAACCTCCAATCGTTATGATGTACATATCATATCACACTCGAGCGAAAAAGGCAATAGAGAAATTACACTTTTTTGCGGATTTTTTTGAGAACCGTATTTTCGTGTTTCCAAACACCTGTGGGCCCAAAATATACGCATATACGCTTATTGGCGAATTGTGCTGTCTAAAAATTCCCGACACAAGATATCATCTTTGCCGGGAATCAGGTATCATCATAATTGCCTTCAGAAGCACAACTGTTTATCATTTTGTCAAATGCAGCCTCTTCTATCACTTGCAAGCAACCTTCCAAATCTTTTTTTATATCATTACCCCAGAACCGAATTACTGTCCAATCCAGAGCCTCTAATTCTTTTTCAACTCTTCTGTCACGCTCCATGTTCTCCTCAATATGCTTTATCCAATACTGTGGGTTTTTACCGCGCTCCAATCGAGTTTTCAGCCGATCCCACTCTTTTCCGTGGAAAAACTCGCTATCGCAGAAAACAGCTATCTTATGTTTCATAATTGCGATGTCAGGAGAGCCTGGTAGTTTCTTGTAATTTTTCCTATATCTGTATCCGTCATGCCATAAACGCTTTCGCAGTGCCACTTCAATGCTTGTGTCTTTGCTACGGATTTTCTGCATATTCTTTCTTGTCTTCTCGGACACCTCGCCAAATTGGCGATCCTTTCTTCGCATAGCCACATTCTCCCGATTCGATATTTCTGGCGTGTTCACGCACATAACGATAGGACTTTCTTTTCGTTATGTGATTTACTTTTCGTTATGAGTGTATGCAAAAACTGTCTTCAGCATATGCGTATTTAATAATGAACGCAAGGTTTTCTGCTTATCATTCTGTTTCACACTGCATTTTGCACACCCCTCAGTATGAGAAAGGCGGTATTTTCTATGTAACCTCAAACGCCCTAACGAAAACGGGCAGAAATCCTTGTATCAATCACGCAACGGCTTCATCCAGAATATTGCCGGTCTGGAAGCCCATGTTCTCCACCGCGTCGTAAATGGCGCGGATAACGGTGGGGCTGGTGTAGTGGGCGTTCAGCGTGGAGGCGCGGGCGGCGGCGTATTCCTCCGGTGTGAGCACGCCTTTCAGTTCATCATATTCAACGCGCCATCCTGCCTTGTCTGTGTCGAAAGCGTCCGCAAGCCCGCCCCAGCCGACGTATTGGGAGAGGATATGCTGTTCCTCCGGTGTGGCGTTTCTGTTTTCGCTTTCAATCTGCTTCAGCGTGGCGATTGCCTTGATGTTGCGCCAGAATTTCTCCTTTGCACCGCCCTTGCCGAGATTGTCGTCCAAAATGCGGAAGTTTTCCGCAGGCGGCAGCGGTGCGAAAGGCTCGTCTATCTCGGCCTGAGAGATGGCATCATCGGGGTCGGGTACAAATTCGCCCATTTCCGAAAGTGCCGCTCGGCCTTCCTGTTCCAGAAGCAGCGCTTCTTCCTCGCTCATAGCAGGAGGTTCAGGCTCGGCGGGTTCCGCAGAGGGTGGGTCATGCTCCGGCTCGTCAAAGCGCAGGGTACGAATCTCTACATCATAGGGGAGGTTGTTTTTGTCGGCGGGATATACCGCCACGGTTTCCTCGGTGTAGGTGTGGTTTGGTTCTTTTTCAGGGACAGCCGTATTCTCTGCGGCGGACTTTTCCGGCTGCGGATACCGCTCCATGAGCCGCGCGAAGCTCTCCCTGCTCTCCGCACGGGAAACGGGATAGCGAAGCGACGGATCGCGGAGAGAAATATCAAAAAGACCGATGCTCTCAATAATAAACGGCTTGCCGTTTTCCAAATACACCGTATCCCCTACGGAATACGGGAACGGTTCTCTCTGCGGGGCAGGAGCCGTTTCTTCCGGTTCATGCCAGCGGTATTGCTCCACATCCTCATCCGAAACATGAATGAGGTCGCTGAAATCGAGGTTTTCCAGCTCGTTGGAAATAAGCTCCTGCAAAGAGCCGTACTGCCGGGTTTCCAGATGCTCGTCATCCAGATAGCGCTCCAGCCGGTAATTCACAAGGTCGATGTTCACCTGAAGGGGAATCTCATCATCGGTGACGGTGGTGTAGGCGACGCCGATTTTCGCCGGGTCGCTGAAATCCGCCTCTGAGCCGTATTCACTCCGGCAGAAGTCGGAGATCAGCCCCTTTGCACGCTCTAAAAGCGCCTGCTCCGCCTGTCCTTGCAGCTCCAGCCGGTACGCCTCCGCCTGCCATTCGCTTGTAAATTCCTCGGTCACGCCGTCCGCGTCCACATAGTAGCCGTGGGTCTCGTCGTCCCACACGGCGTACAGGGTACGGAAGCCCCGGTCAAGGCTTACCACATGGAAACGGTCTGCGGGGTCAAGGGCAGGTTCTTCCTGCTGTGCCATTCTTTCCTGCGCTTCCTGCGCCGCGATCCGCTCCACATCCGCCATGACCTGCCGGACGAAGGGGCTGTTGCGATTAGCCTCCGCATCCACAACCTGCCCATTTACAATACCGCGTTCAGCAAGCGCTTCCCGGATGGCGATGGGGTCAATATTGTCAAAGTTGTCCTGTTCCTGCTCGGTGTAGAAGTTATCGGATTGAATGAGCTGCGCAATGCGCCGCTGCACCTTCGCCCATGACAGCGTGACCGGCTCGGAATTGCCCACGGAGATTTGCAGCGGTTTAGAGGTATCCTTCAAGCCGTACTCCCGCGCCAGCCATGCGGCGGTATCCCGGTCGCGGGCGTGAGCCTTCATATAGCGGACAACTGCGTGCTTGCTTTCAATCCTGCCGTTCCACTGCTGCAAGGCCGCGTCAATGTTCGCCTGCGTGACCTTGTAGGGCGAGGGCGTAACCGTCGTTGCCAGCGTGGGGTAAAGCTCGTCCAAAAGCTCCTGATGGAGCCGGTTGTGGAACGCGGGCATATCGAAATAGAGCCGTGTGAGCTGCAAATCGCCGGATTCTGTGACGATGCGCCGGATTGCCGCCGCGCCCTCCAGATAGGCGTTTTGACGGTCGGAATTGCGGCAGGCGTTGAGAAATGCTTCATCCTTGGAAAGCGCGTTGCCCACGCTCAGGCGGTATCTCTCGAACAGCTCCTGCACCGTGGGCTGAACTTGCTCTGCGGCGGGGTCGCGGAACACCCTTGTGCCATCTGCACCGAACTCCGCTTCCTGCGCGTCGATGGCGGCCTCCGCTTCATGGTCAACGGAACGCAGGGTATAGACGCGGCGCTCACCTCTAAAGTCCGGCGCTTCGGCAATCGTCACATCATACTTATCGCGCAGTTTCTCTACATACATCTCTAAATTGTGCAACGGTACACCGCACATTTCCACACGGCCAGCACCGGGGATACTGCGGGAGGTCAGGTTCATATCCAGCAACCCCGCCGCCTGTTTTGCGTCCTCACCGTACAGCTCAAAGAAATCCCCCACCTGAAACAGCACGAGGTCGTCCGGGTGGGCTTCCTTTACGGCGTTGTAGTCATTCCATGCTGCGCTTCGCGCTGCGGTCTGCCGCTGAAGCTGCTCGTACTGTGTCTTTTCCTCCGGGGTCAGGAAACGGTCTTTGCGGATCAGCTCGGAGATACGCTTGGCGACGTTCGCCCAGTTCAGTTGAATTTCCGGGCAGTCCTGCTTTTTCAAGCTGACGCCCTTGCCGCTGTGATCCTCACCGCTGTGGGATGCGCCGGATACCGCGTGGGAGCGTCCCCCAATGCCGTATTCATCTTTCAGGAAATCCGCCTGCTCTTTGGGGCTGTGCTTTTCTTTGAAATAGGCATAAATACGTCCCTTGCCGCCCGCAATATTGCTGCCGCGGGTCAGGGTCGCGGCGATCTCGTCCTCCGTAATGAACCGCTGCACGGCGGGGATCTCCGCCATTTCGGTGCGGTATTCCCTGCGGGACAGGGACAGCTCCCGCAAACCCTGCTCGATTTTGTCCGGCTTGTGGTGATGGAAGCGCAGCAGGCTCCTGTCCTCCCGGTAGTCGGATCGGAGCTGTGCAAAATCGTCCATGAGGACTTCACGGAACGCAGGGTCTCTCAGCCGCCCGGCAAGCCGCGCCGTTTCCTCCGGGAAACCGCCGCTCCGCATATCCGACAGGCAGGAGAGATAGCCCTGCGCCCGCGCCTTTTCACTTAAATCCTGCCGTAGATACCAGATAGACTGCGCCAGCTCCGCGCGCTCGTGCCCCGGTGCTTCCGCAAGCTCCACGTTGGCGGCGTATTCGCCCTGAGTGAGAAGCTGCCCGATGCGCTCCGCCGCCTCCTGCCAGCTTACGACCTTTGCAGAGGTCAGATACCTTGCCGCGTCCCCATTGGCGATGTGGATACCGTCCTCGGCGTACCACGCGGAATATCTGCCGTTTTCGGTGACAACGCCGTTGCCGCCGTGGAAGCTGCTTTGAAGAAACGCCGCGATTTCTTCCACGCTCTTGCCCTTGGAGAACTCCGTGGCGATCTTCATGCGGGCATAGTCGGCGTTGCCCTCCATGCGCAGAATGTGGTCGATATCCGCCTGCGGGATGGACATGGAAAAAGCGGAGGGCATGTAGCTCTCCGCTTCTGCGATATATGCGATTTGTTCTTCCTCCGTGGGGAACAGGCTCAGTTGGTATGCCTGCGGTATCGGAGGCTGCGCCGGTTCCGCTTCCGGCGCGTCATTGGTCAGTTGTACACCAGCTCGCTGAGGATGATCTCCTCGGCCTGCGCTTTCAGGCTGTTCATCAGCCCCACCCATTTCATCTGGTCGCGGGCTTTCAGCTCCTCCGTCACGCCCGCCGACTTCATCAGCTCCGGCATCATCTGCTCCAGCCTCCGGTTCGCCGTCTCGTCGATCTCCCGCAGGTGCGGGAACAGCTTCTCCGACAGCACCAGACGGCTGTACAGCCCCGGTCTGTGCTCCTGAAGATAGCTCCTGCGCAGTCTCCCGTACTTGCCCAGGGGTCTCGCGTCCTCCGGCGTTTCGCTCAGCGTCAGGTCGGGAATCAGGTAGTCCCCGTTCTTGGTGTAGGTCAGCTCTGTCATGGCTATGGCTCCTTTCCGCGAGTTTCTCGCGCTCGTAATTCTTGATGGTGACTTCGATCTGCCGCAGCACCTCTCCGTTGATCCTGCTCACCGCCGTACCCAGCTCGGCGGCTGCTTCCGGGGTGTTGAAATCGAAGATGCTCAGGAAGTCCTCATGCTCGAAGCGGTCGTCCGCTTCAAGCCCGCAGCGGGACATGAGCGAGTAGGCGATGCTGACGACGGCGGCGCTTTGGAAGGCCGCTCCTACGTTGAACTCATCATACCCGTAAAGAAAGGAATCGTCAACGATGGCGAGGATATCCCGCTTATAGTCCCGCCAGTATTCCTCCGCAAGCTGAGACGCGATGCGCTCAAGCTGGTCAGGGAGCCCTCCTTTTCCGTCCACACCGTAGCGGCTTTCCAGCATGGCGCTTACCGCATCCGCGTGTTCCTTCCGGTATTCCCACAGATAGCGGCTCTTTGGAAATTCTCTGCCGCCCGTGTCAGACACGTCGAACACATACCGAAGCCTCGGCCTTTCGCCGCTGCTGTCGATGAGGGCGATGCCCTTGGAGCCCCTGCGGACATACCGGCCCATCTTTTCGTTCCAGAAGTCGTACTCCGCGCAGGCGGTGGCGTCCGGACGCTGGGCGTGGATCATGACCTGCTCGGCGTAGGGGTATTTGTACAGCCTTGCGGCAGTTGTGAGAAAGCCCGTCCAGCCCCGGTAGCTGCCGGTGATCTGCCGCTGCGCCTCGTCCGCCATCTGCATATACGTTTGTAGCTTGCTCGGCATATTGCTCCTCCTTCATGGCACAAATTTAGAGCGCCCGGATCGGACGCTCTATGTATAAGCAGTATATATGAAAACGCCCCGAATCCTGTGCAGGAAACGGGACGCTTGCTCTTATATGTTGGTTTTCTGTTTCCCAAAATCAGATTATTTTCATTTTTGGGAAGTAGACGGCTGCTCTGCCAGCCAGTCTGCAATATCCACGATTTGAATTCCCTCATATTGGTATGCCTCATCCCGGATTCTGGAAAGCACCATCTTCGGATAAGCGTCCTTGATCTGGAGCAGAGGGCTTACCTCGCGTTCAAAGGTTTTTGCGTCACTGATGTTGTCTGAAACTTGAATATAGAGCTTTTCATTGCGCTTGATGGCGACGAAATCTATTTCTTTCTTGTACAGAACCCCAACATAGACCTCATATCCGCGCCGAAGCAGTTCAATGGCAACGATATTTTCAAGTACGCGGCCATAATCCAGATTCTTGGTTCCCAGCTTCGCATACCGGAAGGTGTGGTCGCTCAGATACAACTTATCACTGGAGGCCAGATACTTTTTCCCCTGAATGTCATACCTGCGAACGCGATAGAAAGCAAAGGCATTGCACAGATACTGCATATAGTTTCCGACGGTCTTGTGGTTGATTTTATCCTTGTTGCCCGTGAGAGCGTCTGCAATATTTCTCGCAGACGTGAGATTTGAGATATTGTCCATGAGAAAATCGACAATGCGGTTCATCAGGATCGGGTTGCGGATTTTATATTTCTGCCGTATGTCCCTGACGATCAATGTATCGAATACATCCGCGATATAGTCGTACTTGGCTTCCGGGTCCTGATAAAGATACGAGCCGGCCATACCGCCTTCTCGCAGATAACGGGAAAAAGCGGCATATCTGTCCGTAAGGGTATAATACTCGCAGAATTCACTGAAAGAAAACGGGAACACCTTCACTTCAAAAGTTCGACCCGTGAAGAGTGTGGCAAGGTCGGAACTTAGAAGGAAAGCATTTGAGCCTGTAATATAGATGTCGAATCTTTCCTGCGCATGGAGGTTGTTGATAGCAAGCTCAAACCCAGGACACATCTGCACCTCGTCGATCAGAACAAAGTTCTGCTTGCCATCGATATAGGAGCTTTCAATATATTCGTTCAGGACATGGTAGTCCTTGAACTGCTCATACTTTGTCAGGTTAAAATTGATATGCACGATATTTGCGTCCGCGATATTTGCTTCTACATACCCTTTGAACGCTTCCAGCAGCTTTGACTTTCCGCTGCGCCTGACACCTGTGACAACCTTGATATCCGGCGTTCCGATGACACCAATCAGTTTCCGTAGATACACACCTCGGTCTATCAGTTTCATATTCATCACCTCTGCTCTTATTATACCCGTTCTATTTCCCAAAATCAATATTTTTTCGATTTTGGGAAATAGAATCGCGGAAGCACAGCGGGAGCGACCCGAAAGCCGCTCCCGCCGCATCCGCCTTATTCGTCCGTGTCGAAGTCAGGCACCAGCTCCAGCGCTGCGAAGTCCTCATCGGTGATTTTGCCCAGCTTTTGCAGGGCGCTGTCGGTCAGATCCCGCAGCTGGGCTTCGTCCTCGTCCAGGTATCCGCGCATTTCGGTGAGGGCGGCAATCAGCCCGCTGCGGCTGTCGCTCTGGTAGATGCACATGAGGTTCATTTCATCGTTGGTAAAATTCATCATAGCAGCTCTCTTTCCGCGCGCTTTGAACGCGCTGTCTTTTTCGGCTCGTTGACGGGAGGACAGAGCTTTGCCAGCACGGAGGGCTTCTTCTCCTGCCGTGCCGCTTGCGCCTGTTCCCGGCGCGCCGCCTGCGCCAGCTCCATGAGGGAGATGGGCTTGCCGGACTTTGCCTGTTCCTCCAGCTCCGCCACGGTCTGCTTCGGCCCGTTGTTGATAACGCCGTCGATCATGCCGTAGTCGTCCTCCATGGCCATCTCCGCGTTTTTGAGATAGTTTTCCGGCTTTAGGAAGTCGGGCAGCGCCTTGAAGCCTCGGGAATCAACGTAATGACAGGATACCACGCCGTTCTGCTTCAGCGCCACGATGTCGCTGACGGACAGACTGTGGCCGCGAAAATCCTCCGGGCAGCGGATGTTGAAGGTTTCATACAGCGCGTCCAACCTGTCCTGCGTATCGCCCCTGCGGTCGAGTTTTCCCGCATATTCGGCGGCGTAATTCTCCTTTTCAATGGGAAGCCCCTTCTGCGCCAGATACTCGGCGTTCATAAAGCGGAGCTGCGCCGTATTATCATTATCCCGAAGCTGATAGATGGCAAAGCTGTCGGCGGGGTTGTCGAGGAACGCCTTTTCATAGTCCGGCGGTGCGAAGCGGTCTTTGACCGTCTCCCATTCGGAGGCTTCCACGCCGAATACGCCGTCAAAGCTGCGGATATCCTCCGCATCGAAAGCCATGGCCTCGGTGTTGTCCGTATGAAGCATATACACGCTTACGTCCCGCTCCATGAGCTCCAGCGCACGGTCTTTTGTGAGCGGCAGCATATTGGAATCGGTGTAGCCGTAGGCGTTCATGCTCTCAACAGAAATCGCAGGGTCGGGGACGCAGCCATTGTCCGGCGCTGTGACCGGCTCCGGCTCCTGCACGGCGATCTCCTGCACCGGCTGGGCGGTAAGGCTCTCCGTCTCCTTATCCAGCCCGCGCTCCTTACAGATTTCCGCATAATGGCGGTCGATATCCGTAATCAGGGAGGATGAGGTTCGGTTGATGGTCTCCAGCGATGCGCGAAGCTCGGTCAGCTCCCTGTCCTTTGCCCAGGTCGCCAGATACCCGAAGCTGTTTTCGCCTGTCTCAATGCCGTAATAGGCGCAGACGGCGAAGGAGATGCTCTCCGCCTGAATCTCCTCGGCGGCGCGGGAGAGCTTTGCCTTTTCCGGGTACTGTGCGTGCCAAAACTCCTTCACGGTCTGCTCGCCGCCCGTGAAGTTCAGCCCGTCCTCGCCCAGATACAAAAAGCCCTGCTCCGGCAGCTCAATGGGCGCTGCGGCAATGACGGTTGCCGCGTGGTTCACCACAACGTGCTCCTGAATGGTCACGGGCAACCCCGGATCGTAATCCAAGCCGCGCAGGTCATACGCATACAAGCCCTCCGGCAGCTTATCCCGGTCGATGCGCCCGTTGGAGAACAGCGCGGGCTTGCCGAACAGCTCGATCTGCTGATACTTTTCCCCGATCCCGTCCTTATTGTGGAGCTTGGAGTGTGCGATCTCATGGACGGCGGCGCAGACCGTCTGTACCTCGCTCATGCCTTCTCTGAGGACAATGCGCTGTTTGTCCACGGAGAAGTAGCCGTCCATATTCTCCGCCAGCTTCTCAAAGAAGACGGGGACGGGCGCGCTGCGGCGCAGCGCCTCCATAAACACCCCGTAATTCTGCACGTCCCCCGTAAGGTTCGCCGCCAGCTTCGGCAGGGGCTTGCCCGCGGTCTGCTGCACGTCGAACACCACCACGGGCCTGTACATGGGAATTTGCACCGTCTTTTCCTCCGTGATAATATCGCCGTTCTCGTCCCGCAGGGGGAGCTTGGTGTCGGGGTCTAATTTCTGCTGCTCGATTTTCTTCTTGAAGGGCGTGGGGGCGATGATTTTAATGCCCTTTTCGCCCTTTTTGACGTTTCTTCCGAACTGATCGCGCCATTTGTTGAAGCCAGCCACATGGGTGGCGTCGGGGCGCTGCATATAGATGAGCATGGTGTTGTTGACGCTGTACTTGTGAAAGCGGCTCATGGTGGCAAGGTACTGCCTGTATTTGTCGCTCTCAAACAGCTCCTTTATGCCCGTCTCGATGCTGTCGGTGATGTCCTTGAGCCGTTCCTTGTTGGTCTGTTTTTCAGCCATTTCATGCATACCTCCTTTGGATCATGGTAAAAACAGCGGCTCCCGCAGGGGAATGAAACGCCCATACGGGAGCCTGTGAGGGTCACTTGGTGAAGTCCAGCTTATAGGAGGAACGCGCGCCGTCGTCCTCCAGCACGATGAATGCGTCGTAGGTCTTGCCGGTTTTCTCGGAGTAGATACCGCTGGCGTAGGAGCGTCCCTGCGTCAGGAGCGAGGAAGCCATCTTCTTTGTCAGGCTGATCTTCTTGGCGGCAAGGAAGCGGTTGTCCCGCCACAGCCCGAACTTGCAGCTCCGTCTCTCGCAGAAATAGCCGTTTTTGCTCTCCGTGACCTCTGCGCCGCAGCGGGGGCATTTGCCCACAACGGGTCTGCCGGAGGGGAACAGCACCTCCGCGCCGTCCACAGGCGCAGCGTCCCGAACCAGCGCTGCGACCATATCGCGAATGCCGGCGAGGAACTCGTCCGCGCCCAACTCGCCGCACTCGATCTCCTTGAGGCGGTGCTCCCATTCGGCGGTCAAAAGCGGGGACTGGAGCTGTTCGGGCAGCACGGTAATGAGGGACACGCCCGCTTCGGTGGGAACGAGGCGTACAGATTTCTTCGCCTTTCTGCGCTCCGCAAAGCCCGTGGCCACCAGCTTTTCAATGACCGCCGCCCGGGTCGCGGGGGTTCCCAATCCCTTTCTCTCGGCATCTTCCGGCATATCCTCTTTGCCCGCCGTCTCCATGGCCGACAGCAGCGTATCCTCGGTGAAGTGCTTTGGCGGGGTCGTCTTACCCTCTTTGACCTCGCAGGAGGAAACGGGAAGCAACTGTCCCTCGGAAAGCTCCGGGAGGGTGCTGTCCTGCTTGCCCTTTTCCGTGTATGCCCTCCAACCCATATGAAGGATTGTTTTCCCCTTGGCAGCAAAGCCATTCCCGCCGCAGTCCAGCCTTGCCTCGGTCTCCAGATAGACGAAGGGTGCGCTGACCGCCATAAGCACCTGACGGGAAACAAGGCGCAGCAGCTCCCGTTCGCCTGCGAGCAAGGTTTCCAAATCCGTTTCGCCCGCCGCCATGGTGGGAACGACGGCATGGTGGTCGCTGACCTTTTTGCTGCTGCACACCTGCCCCGAACAGACGGCTGCGGGCGGCTCCGTGCCGCAGATGCCCGCACAGCACAGCGCCAGCGCGTTTACGCCGCCCTCCATATCGTCGGTGAGATAGCGGCTGTCGGTGCGGGGGTAGGTGCAGAGCTTCTTTTCATAGAGACTTTGCAGATAATCCAGCGTCTGCTGCGCCGTGTACCCAAGCAAGCGGTTCGCATCCCGCTGGAGCGTGGTCAGGTCGTAGAGCGCCGGGGCTTTCTCCGTCTTTTCCGTCTGCACAACGGAGGTAACAGCGGCGGCTTTGCTGTTGCAGTCTCCGGCAAGCCGCTCCGCCTCTGCCTGCTCCTTCATGCGTTCGCCTGCGGCGGAGAAGCCGTCAAAGTCCAGATGGACGGTGTAAAAGCTCTCCGGCTGAAAGGCGTTGATTTCCGCTTCCCGCTGCACCAGCAGCGCAAGCGTGGGCGATACCACGCGCCCCACGTTCAGGGTGCGGTGATACATCACGGAAAACAGGCGGGTGGCGTTGATGCCCACCAGCCAGTCCGCCTTGCTGCGGCAGAGGGCGGAGGCGTAGAGGTTGTCGTACTCCGCTCCGTCGCGGAGATTGTCAAAGCCCTGAAGGATCGCCGCATCCTCCATGGAGGAAATCCAGAGCCGCTTTACGCGCTTGCGGCAGTTGTTGAGATTATACGCTGTGCGGAAGATCAGCTCGCCCTCGCGCCCGGCGTCGCAGGCGTTGACGACCTCGCAAACGTCCTCTCTGTGCATGAGGGCGCGCAGAGTGTTCATCTGCTTCTGCTTGTCCCGCGCCACGGTGTACTGCCAGCTATCCGGCAGGATGGGCAAGTCCTCCCTTCGCCATTTGCCGTACTTCTCGTCGTAAGCGTCCGCATCCGAAAGCTCCGCAAGATGCCCGAAGCACCAGGAGACGAGATAGCCGCCGCCCGAAAGAAAACCGTCCTCGCGCCTGCCTGCGCCAAGAACGGCGGCAATGCTCCTTGCCACGGAGGGCTTTTCACACACAACAAGCCGGTAACAGGTCGTATTCATCATTGGTTTTTGTCCTCCTCACTGTCAGCAGTGTTTTCATCTTCAAACTCGTAATCCTCTTCTTCCTCGTCCTCGCCGTAGTCGTAATCGTCCAGATCGTCTGACCCACGGGTGTCGGCCTTGGGCTTGCGGAGCTTGAACCAGTACAGCGCACCGCCGCCGCCCAGCAGGAGCAGGAGGATGACCACAACAAGCCCCGCACCGTTGGCGCTCTTTTCGGGCGCGGTCTCCGCAGGCTCGGCGGGCTGTGGCGTAATTTCTGCGGCTTGCTCCTTGCCCGCGCACTCGCTCATATTGGTTCTGCACACCTTGCAGCCCGTGTTGATCTTGCCAACGGCGCATTTGTCCGTGCAGGAGCAGGCGGGGACGATGCTCTCGCCGTCCTTGGTCAGCGCCAGCAGGTCGGCCTCGTCCACAAGATTCAGGAAATGGACGTTCTCATTGCCCTTATCGTCCCGGTCGATGATGAGATAAAAGGTATTGCCGCCCTTGGTCGTCACGGTGATGAACTGCTTGCCTGCGCCGAAAGCGGAGCCGATGTCGTCCATGAGCGTCAGGTTGCCGTCCGGGGTCAGGGGCGCGGAGCCTCCGGCAGCGGCGTAATATTGCAGCAGTATCTCCAGCAGTCCCGCAGTATCCGTGTCGTTCTCACCGCCTCCCGCAGAGGTGTTGAGAACCTCAAGGTATTTGCCGTATACATAGCCGGTCTGCTCCGGCACGACCACCTTGTACCAGCCGTTGCTTTCCTCCAGCACCTTCACCTCCGCGCCGTTGAGCAGACGCCCGATCACGGTGTAATCCGTGCCGGGGCCGGTGCGCAGGTTCAAATAGGTGCGGACGTTGACCACCTTTCCGGCCTGCTCCCGTTTGGCGGGAAGCGTCCAGCTCCGATCCCCGATGGTCACGGTATGGCTTCCGTCCGCGTTTTCGGTCACAATCACGGTCAGGGTCTGTCCGTTTGGGGTCTGCTCACCGGTATTCGTATTCTCCGGCTGTGTAGTTGCAGTTGGGTTTTCCATGGTCGGGTCGCCCATTGTCGAATCGACCATATCGCCGCCGCCTGCATAGGCCGTAACGGAAAAGACCGTCATGCAGAGCACGACGGCCATCGTCACGGCAAAAAATCTCCATTTATTCTTCATCCACAAATTCCTCCGTTTTTCTGTATTCGTCGGGCAGCGCCGCCGTGGGACGCTTTTCCAGCATCGCCATCAGCGCCGCGAGCTGCTCGATGGTCAGCCCGTTCTCGCGGACGATGCCCACAATATCCGTGTTTTCCAGCTTCAGAATCTGCTCGTCCATGGCTTTGAGCCGTGCGGTCAACGATGTGAGCTTTTCCGCCAGCTTCTCGCGCTCCTGACGCAGCTTTTCAAGTCGCGGGTTCATAACATCCTCCTTTTTGCGTTGATATGGTTGTTGTTAAGGTAATCTGCCGAACTGGAGAAAATGGCTTCGCCAGTAGCTTGTGTCGATGGAAGCGTAGTGAATGGGGTCGCCGCAGTGGAGCATCCTGTTATTGCCCACATAGATGCCCACATGGGACGCGCCTGCGGTGTCGTAGGTCTTTTCAAAGAATATCAGGTCGCCCGGGCGGGCGCTTTCCGGGGAGACATAGGCGCACATGCCCCGCAGCCCCTCCGCGCCCAGCCTGCCGAAGCTCCAGTGCAGGCCGCAGTTGTTGTAGACATACGAAACGAAGCCGGAGCAGTCGAAGGAGGTGGCGGGCGAGCTGCCGCCCCAGATATAGGGGTAGCCCAGATACTTCTCCGCTTCCTTGATGATGGCGGCGAACTGCTCATCCGCCAGCGCTTCCGGGGGTATCTCGTAATTCTCATACTGGGTGTGGTAGTACCGGTTCACATACGGGGAGCCGGGGAACAGGTCGGGGCGGTTGCCCAGCACGCTCATATACACGGCGTACATGGAGAGCTGATCGTGGGACATGATATGCACCGGCACATGGGAGAGGTTGAAGTTTTCCAACTCCACATGGCAGATATAGTAGGTGTAGGGAACCTCCGCCTCGTACTCGTAGCTTTGCAGATTGCCGTTTTCGTCGGTGTAATAGCCGATATGCGTTTCGGTGCGGTATCTGGTTTCCGTGGCGACGGTTTCCGTTAAGATATACTGCTTTTCAAACAACGTCTCCAGAATCCCGCCTATTTCGTCAATCGTCCATTCTCCGCCCTTGAGGGCGGTAATCATGGAAATGAGCACATATGGGTCGTGCTCAATCTCGTCCAGGTCGAAGTGGTACTCGTCGTAATCGTGGGTGCTTTCGTAGCTGTTCAGGTATTCCCGCAGCTCGTCCTCCATGGCGCAGTAGGCGGCTTCCGCCGCCAGCATATCCGCATCCTCCAGCGGATATGTGGAGGCCGCAACGCCGGACAGCCCGCCCTGAAACAGCGTGGAGCAGGAGGAAATACAGGTCATGAGCAGCAATATCGCGGTGGCGACGCCGCCCGCGATGAGGAAGCCCTTCTTGTGCCGGACAAAAAAGCTGCCGGCCTTTTTGCTCCCCTCGGCGGCGCGCTTTGCCGCCTTCGCGGTGGTCTCGGACGCTTTGACGGTATTCCTCGCGCCGTTCCCCGCTTTTGCGGCGGCGTATTCCTTTTTAATGGCCTGCTTCTGCTGCCAACGGGAATAGGGATTGGAAGCCCTGCCGTATTCCTGCTCGTACTGTTTGTTCAGCGCCTTGAGATTGGCTTTGTCTGCGGCGGCTTCCGCCTTGTCCGCTTTGCGGTAGGGCTTTTCCGCATGGGAGCGGTGCGCCGATTCCGCAATGCGCCAGGTGCGCTCCGCCGTCTCGGTCAGGGTGTTCGCCGCCTCCGTGCCGGGGTTGTCATCGCCCTCCTCCCGGAGCTTGCGGTGGACTGCGCTGCGGACGGTATCCAGCGGCGCTTTCCTTGCGGCGTGCGCCAGCTTGGAGGGCGGACGCTTTTTGTCAACCTCCTCAAAGAAAAGGCGCGTCGTGACCTTGCCGTTCTCACTGTCCACAACGCGCTTTTTGACCTTAACGGTTTTCTTGGGAATTTTCGCTTCGGCCTTTTCCAGCTTAACCGCCGCCCTGTCCGCCTTGCGGACAGCTCGTTCCAGCTCCGGCAGGGCGCGTTCTTCCTCGGTGAAAATCAGCCTTGGCGAGCGTTTTGCCATATTCATCACCTCCTGATGGGACTGCTGATGAGTTAAAAGCGTTATTCAAACAGAATTTCATCCGTTCTCTCCAGAAAATGCCGCTTGCCTGCCGGGGTGATGAGGGTATAGTGTCCCAGCTTGCCGCGCTCGGTGTAGAAGTCCCTCACCAGAAACAGACCGGCGCTCTTTTTGACCGCACGGGGAAAGAGCTTGCGGTTCTTGTCCCGAAACAGATACTTCTTTTCCTCCAGATACCGGGTAAACTGCTTTTCGGGAACGCCCAGCTCCTTGGCGGTGGTGCGGATGTTGGTGCAGTCCGCAGGGTCAACAAAGGCGTCGTAATACTCCGCTTTGGGGAGGGCAAGCCGGAGACAGCGGGTCAGCTCCCGGTTTCGGGCGTTTTCGCTGCGCAGACGGTTCAGGTACTCCGGCACGGCCTCGGGGTGCGCCTCCAGCGCATCCAACAGGCTGTCCGTCATATACGCGCCGTGCTTGCGGATGGAGGGAATGACCTCATGGGTGATCCAGCGCTTGAAGGCTCTCGCTTCCGGCTTTTTGGAACAAAGGATCAAATGATAGAGTCCGGCTTCACTTACAGCATTTATTTCAATCGTCTTATCGGCGTTCTGGGGGTGGGGTACTTCAAGTAACCCACCTTCATCCGAGTCCAATCTGGACATTGCGCGCGTAACCTGGTTCAATCCGAGAGCTTTGCACACATCAACCGCAACAAACCAAGGAGCACCGTCTTTCAGCACGGAACGCACCCGACCAAAATCTGCGCTTTCAAAAATCATAAGGTGGTTATCCATATTCTTTTCTCCTTCCTTACACTGTAATTGCGTCCTTCGCTTCCTCCCCGGTTTGTTCGGAGAGGTCGGACAATTTTGTCGTGATGATTTTGTACAGCTCCGTATCCTTGGGGAAGCGGTCTACGAAGGGCAGGATCACGCTGCCGTAGAACAAAAGCCCCTCGCCCTCGGCGGATTGGGTCACATACGAGAGCTGATGGGGCGAGATGTTGAGCTGCTTCGCCAGAATCTGCCGGTCGCCGGAAGCCTGGTTGAGCATATACACATAGTCCGAGTTTTCAAAGATGTTCTCCACCTCACGGCTGGAGAGCAGGTCTTTGACGTTCTGGGTGATGCCCGTGGGAACGCCGCCCCACTTGCGGAATCGCTTCCATATCTCCACCGTATACGCGGCGGTCTGCTCCTCCTTCAAAAGAAGGTGCATTTCGTCGATATAGTAGCGGGTGGACTTGCGCTGCTCACGGTTGATCGTGACGCGGTTCCACACCGCATCCTGCACCACCAGCATCCCGATCTTTTTGAGCTGCTTGCCCAGCTCCTTGATGTCGAAGCTGACCACGCGGTTTTCGATATTCACGTTGCTGCGGTGGTTGAACACGTTGAGGGAGCCGGTGACGTAGATTTCCAGCGCCGTGGCGATATACTGCGCTTCCTTTTCGTCCTGCCTGCGAAGCTCGTTGTACAAGTCCTCTAAAATAGGCATCTTTTCCGGGCGGGGGTCGCTCAGGTACTCCCGGTAGACAGAGCGCACACAGCGGTCGATGATGGTCTTTTCCACCGGCATGAGGCCGTCCTTGCCGCCCACGATCAGCTCGCACAGGGAGAGGATGAAGTCGGATTTCAGGCTCAGCGGGTTTTCATCGTCGCTGTAATTCAGGTTCAAATCCATGGGGTTCAGGTAGTCGGTGGAGGTGGGCGAGATCTTCACCACCTGCCCGTGCAGGTGCTCCACCAGTGGGCCGTACTCCGCCTCCGGGTCGCAGATGATAATATCATCGTTTGTGACGAGGAACACGTTGGCGATCTCACGCTTGGCGGAGAAGGACTTGCCGCTTCCGGGCGTACCTAAGATCAGCCCGTTCGGGTTTTTAAGCAGCTTTCTGTCTACCATGATGAGGTTGTTGGAAAGGGCGTTCAGCCCGCAGTACAGGGCTTCCTTGCCGTCCTGAAACAGCTCCTGGGTGGTAAACGGCACGAAAATCGCCACGCTGGAGGTGGTCAGCCCCCGCTGGATCTCGATCTGGTTATATCCCAGCGGCAGCGCGGACATGAAGCCCTCCTCCTGCTGGAAGTCCAGCCGCGTGAGCTGGCAGTTGTACTTCTGGGCGATGGAGCCCGCCTGAAAGACGTTGTTGCCGAGGCGCTGCCTGTTGTCCGCCACGTTCACCACAAGGAAGGTCAAAAGGAACATACGCTCGTTGCGGCTTTGCAGCTCCTGCAAGAGCTTTTTCGCCTCCGTGCCGTAGGTGGCAAGGTCACTTGGGATAATATCCATATCGTAGCCGGAGCGCACCGCCTTTTTCTGCTCCTCAATGGTCATCTTCTGCAAATCGGTGATCTTGCGCTTGATGGTCTTGATGGCCTTCACCTGATCCACGGACTGGACGTGCATACTGACGATGAGGGAGCTTTCCATATCGAGAAAATCCGCCAGCATCCGGTCGTTGAGTTCCGGCGCTAAAATCTGCAAGAAGGATACGCAGCCGGTCTTGCTGCCCACGCCGAAGCTGCTGCCGGTCTTGAACTCGAAGGCGCTGGGCGCGATGAAGTCCTTCACCGACAGCCCGGAGGGAGCCAGCCAGTCCCACGAAAAGCGGAAGGGCTGCGGCTCGTCCATGTGGAGCATCCCGTGCAGCAGGCGCAGGCGCTCCATTCCGTTCAGGGCTTCCGCCTGCACGCCCAGACGGCGGAAGTTGTTGAGGATATCCGTCTCGATGCGCTCCAATCGGGGCTTTGCGGCTTTCAGGCTGTCCGCCTCCACGCCGAAGGTCAGGTATTTGGTCTTAATAAGCCCGTTGTTGCCTCTGGCAAGCTGGCTTTGCAGCATCCCGGTGTACTCGGTGCGGAGCTTGTCGAAGCAGTCGCCCTGCAAGGGGATGGCGATGCGCCGGGCGTAGGTGTCCCGCGTGGCGGAGAGGTTGATGAAGGAGAGCTGGAAGCGGATGGAGGAATCGAAATAGTTGAGGAAGTCGCACCAGCCGTCGAAAATGGCGGTCTTGTCCTCGTTTTGGTTGAGCTGGTAGTTGATATCCTGAAACTGCACGGTTTTCGTGTAGTAATTGTCCGTCACGCGGCACACGCCGTCGGGGTACATCCGCTGAAAGGGGATGCTGTCCTGGGCGGACTTCTTTCGTTTATCCTGACGCTTGGCTCTTGCAATCGCCGCGTCGATCTGCTTTCGCTCGGCTCGTGTGAGCTTTCTTGCGGGGGTTTTGTTTGTGGACAATCGCGTAGACCTCCTTATCCAAAATATCCTGCCGGTTCAGCAGGTCGTAGAAATTGTTCGTCCTGTATGGGCGCTGTTTGGGGCGCAGGAAGCATACCTGCACGATGTTGCGGATGAGCTTCTCCGGCGGCTGACCGTTCTTTTCGTACATGGCCAGCAGGAAGAAGGGCAGCATGACCAGCATCATGCAAAGAGCCGCCGCGCTGCTGCCGATATGCCCCTTGAGCAGAAAGAAAAGCGGTACGCCGATGAGCGCGCCGCCGCCAAAGCACAGAATCTGCCGTTTTGTTAAATTGAACATGACCTTGGTTTTCACCGCGTTCAAGTCCTTGGGTACGGGAACGTATGCCAAATTTCATCACCTCCGTCAGTGAGCATGGAACAGGCTCCTGGCAAGGGAGCTCGTCTTAAACAGCGTGAAGCACAGCAGCACCGTATACCCCATGCACGTCCATATGGCTGCCGAGACGCTGCTCTCCACCACGATGTTCTGGATCAGCACCGCGTAGATCGCCACGCAGACGATGATGAGGAAGCCTTGAAACCCCAGCGCCAGCAGGCTTCTGAGGTAATTCTGGCCCATCTGCCCCCATTCCCGGTTGGCCATGGTCGCCATGGGGATGGGCGCGATGGAGGTCACGCAGTAGATCTCGATCATTCTGCCGTAGCAGATGATGAAAATGCAGATGGTCAGCGCCCACATGGAAAGATGCACGACCACGGACTCCAGCCACAGCCCCAGCAGCGACCAGACCTCCATTTCCGCGAGCGCAGCTTCAAATCCCGCGATATGCTCGTTAAACGTCAGAGACGTGTCCGATATGATGATGCCCGACGCGCTGTTTACGACGCTCTGCGCCGCTTCGAACACGCCCATGACAATGTTCCATGTGTTGGTGACGATGAGCACGGCGCAGGCGGTTTTGAATATCCATTTGAAGAACATCCAGGTGTCCACGTCGTGCATATTGTTCTTTTCCGTAATGAGCTGAATCAGCTCCAGCGTCATGACAAAGGCCAGGACGACGCCCGCGATGGGCAAAATCACATTGTCCGACAGCGTTCGGATCATGCCGTAGACGCCGCTGTTCCAGCCCTGGGGCGTAGCGCCCACCTGCCCGGCGATGCCCGCCACGCGGCTGTTTACGTTGTCAAACAGTCCGTTCACGTTGTCCATGATGCCGCTGACCAGCAGCTCCTTCAGCCATTCGGTGAATTTCTGCCATATCAAATCCAA